TACTCCCCCCCCCTTTCTTTTTCTATGTACTCTATCATTAAACTCATAATCTTATTCATGTTTTTATTTACGCCCTAAATATAATACAATTATAATTATATCTATTAAATGGGTTTGAGAAGATACCCTATTGGGAGATGGTTGCCTTTTATTGGATATGGGGTGCGGGACGGACCACCTACCCGAAATCACCCCGGCCGGGCTGCCGTTTTTGGGGCCGCCCCCCCAATCCACAAAGGGCGGTAAATGGGAGCGGCAAACGATCAGCAAACCGAAAAAAGAATGCTTATTTTTCATTTAACTTGTTGATTATCAATGATATAAACCAATATTTTAATATACATTTACATTTGATTAGTTTTATTATATATAATCTCCGAATTTTTATTGTAAAATATTTGTTTGGTCATAAAACATGTATTATATTTGCAATGTGAGATAACAATATTAACAAACAGGCGTACCAGAAGCCATTACAAGCCCCAAAGGTATGGGCAAATCTAATGACAAGTAAAGATCTTAACAAAGTACAAAACGAGGTAAAAAAAGCAAGTGAGAAAACATTGACAGGTGCGGTTAAGGCGTGGTGCCAGCTATTTAAATCTGGCAAAGAGGTAAACGAGATACTAAAGGACAATGATATTAAGGTAGATAAGGAAATTGTACCCGCTTTGGTATCATTAGCTAAAGATAAAGAAATTGTAATACAACTTTGTAAAGAGATACTTCCACGTGTTGATAATACTTTTTGCGCATATAAAGAGGTTGAGAGATATTATTATGACAAGCAAGATCAGATAAACAACAGCAAGTTGCCATCAGATAAGGTTGACAGTATAGCCGTATTAGGTAATACACATAAACGCTTTGGATATTGCGAACCTGTAGCATACAGCGACACGGATAGCGTACCTTACTGTGAGGTATTTAACGGATCGGATAAACGTATTGCCAAAGTAGCTATACCTATCAAGCGATACACATATAATTTGATCTCCAAATGTATCACTTACTACCTAACACACCCTAAAAATGATAGATAATTAGGCGGGCTATAATAGCCCGTCACGGTTGCATGCTATTGCGTCCCCGTCGCGCAACTGGACTCAGACTAAAATAGCGAGTTATTTAACATATTGCAATAAGGATATACATGTTGGTAGGGTATCGATAGCATGTATAGATAGATCGCCGCTTAACAATGTGATTTGGGTGCGTTGCCAGTATGGAGACGTATCGTTATCCTTTTGGCCTTATTGTAAGTCGGGTTAATACGTTAAGGTCTCCTTAATAGGCCGTATTATAATACGGGGTACATTGGTGTATATACGCATGTATAGGGCGTATGTATGTACGTTGCGAGAGTAGCACGTATGTAGTGGATAACGGGGTTATTGCCGTGCCAATGTATCAAAGCGGCGTTTATTTGGGTTGCTTAAATACCATTTATACGCACGACTAACAAGTAACATACCCTTACAAGGGTAATTGATCTGCTTTAAATTGACGGATTAATTACGCCTTGTCGGTACGTATCACGGGTGACGTATGTACGTATTTGGCTTCGTTCGTTCGGGGCAAAGGGGCAAAAACCAAAGGGAATCGGGCGGGTGTGGTGTGCCCGGCTAGCTGTATTGATAACGGCGGCTTTGTGCCTTCATAGCCTTGCCGTATTCTTATTGGTGTAATTAAATGAATATATTATGTACAAAAAGAAATTCGATAATTTGAATAGGAAACTATCTATTCAAAAAGAAAAGGCTTTAGAGACTGTAAGAAAGTCTCAAATGGAGTTTTATATTGAGCTTACCAAAGATCTATACAAGTCTAATAAATTAGATTGTAGCAGGGATTCGGATAAATGCAGACAAAAACGTGTAAGTTATATGGCAAACAAATTACGACAGTAGTCGTTTGTTTTTATTTGATTTTAAAGTTTGTGCCCTTTCGTACTGTAGTGATATAGGACGAAAGGGCTTTTTTGTGCCTATATTTTACAAAATGATAGAATGTGTATATATTTTGCTTACACATAAAAGTGTTGAGGCGGCAAATTTTAAGCCTTGATCGAAAATGTGTAAGTAAAATGCTTTATTTAGCATCATTTTGTATACATATATATCCATGCGGACGGGTATATTGTGCCCTTATGTATGGTTTTGCGCTTGAATCGATCCTAAAAGGTATATAATAGGCGGTACTTATTGTATATTTTTTATCTATATCTAGGCTTGTCTTCCTTTAGAGGTAGCTCTAGGGGTTGATATATATTATTTTATTGATACTCAATTAATTGTATTATTTGCGTTCAATTTTAAAATCGTGGTTACTTATTGTATATTTTTATGGGTGTATTTATATATTTGGTGCTTACCTTGTTTTGTGGGTATATGGCGTTTGAGTTGGGGCGGTATGTTATAGCTACGGGCGACGCCCTGCCTATAATCATAGTTTCTTTATTGGTTTTATTATCAATACATTGTATTAGGCAAGTATATAAGGCAATCAAGAACAAGGACCTCGATATCCTAGACTGAACGGGCGTTCCACGTGGAACAATCGGGAGGAAGGTCTCGGGTTTTATGCTGGTAGTTGGTGGGGTTGGTTTGTTTTGCGGGAGGGTGCACCTCCAAACAGGGGAAACCAAGGGAAACCAAGGGAAACCAAGGGAACCCAAGGTAAATCAAGGGGAATAAGGTAAATCAAGGAAAACCAAGGTAAATCAAGGGGAACCCAAGGGAACCCAAGGGAACCCAAGGAAAACCCAAGGGAAATCAAGGAAAACCCCTTCAATCAACAAAAGAAATACCTTCCAATCAATGGGAGTATCTTTAATCAATAGGATTCCTTTCTAAACAGGGGTAATACTTTACCGTTAAGTGGAAACGCGAAGCGGTTGCGAGCGATGGTGGGTAGGGTGTTATTGGTGGTAGATATTGTCTGTTGGTGTGGGAGTGATGCGGAGGGAACCAAGGGAAACGGGCGGCGGCGATGGCGTGGGGTCGGCCCCGCTGGTCGTCCGTTCCCTGTTCCCCTTTGGCGGTAGTGTAATATTAAAAATCTGATAGTGATATGACGAAAGAAGAGGCGAAAGAAAAGTTCGGTGACAATATAATAAACAAGCTATTGTCGCTTGGTGCTGAACCGACAAACGTATGCAGAGATGATGATATTGTGGAATGGTGCAGTGATGGGTGTATAAAAGTGGGCGATATTGAAGTATGGGCTTACTATTACTTTTATGAAGGAGAGGATCCGGATTTATGTGATTGGGAGGATCGTATGGAGATAGATGCGGTAGAATGTTGGTAAGCCCAAGGGGAAAAACGGGAACGGCCGATCTGCGTGGCGATACCTTCGCTGGTCATGCGCCGTCCTGTCTCGTGGGACGAGCTTAAAAAATGAAGATATGAGAAAATTGCAAAAAGAACTTTTTAATAAAAAGATGTCATTGCATCAGGCTCTTATGTCGATGGATATATTGAATCCTGATTATGACAAATTGAAACGGGAGGTGAATCGTTTTGACGACATATACGATAGATATATGTCGTGTTGTGGCTATACTAGATACTGGTATATAGCTGGGAATAACTACTACGGAAATTATCATGTGGTTGGTGTCTGGTTGAAAGGAGATCGTGACACTTTAGAAGGATATAAGTTATATACCAATAGAATAGAGGCTGAGTTAGTATGTAATCATTTAATAACTGATTGACATGTATAATATAGAATTAGAGGCTATCAATGGAAAGGGGAATTAATGTAAAAGCCTTAATATTTAAGGGTAAGAAAGAGATTATCCTATATGCGGATGCCATAGGTACGTCGGATCTGGATTCCCCGTATATAAGTATTGACACTGAATGGATTGATAGGATATTCAAACGTTTCCCGGAAAAAGCGTGGAATAATACTATCATAAACATGAATATATGTGTTGAGTACGGAACTGGTGATATATGGTATTCTAGGGTAAGGACATTTGAGGGAGGCTGTTGTTCGGAATATATTCTTACATCTCGAAAACCTAGAAAGAATAACCGGAGAGAGTTTGTGAATAATCCCGAAGATCAATTATTGGGTTTTGATACGGTAAGGGAGATTGTATTTGGGATGGAGAAAGAATTGAGCATTGATGAGAGTGTTAATGTGAAATTCGATTATGAGATTATTTGAGGTGGTTAATGATACCAAGGGGAATGCGGGCGGCTGTGGGGAGGCTGGACAGGCCTTGTCGCCAGCGCCGTCCCTTTTCCATTGGCAACAATAGGAATAAATATGGACGAAATAGAACTACTAAGATTACAAGATGAAGCGCTATCTTACCTTCGTGATAATATTACAAAGGATGAGGCGTATTATATCCTTACGACCGATAAGGATATAATAGAGATTCTTATAGCTGATAAGAAGGACGGAAGCAAACGTATCAAGATTCTTGATATGGAATATACTGTCGAGAAGGATGATATGTTATTGTTATTCGATACTGATGGGATAATAGACGAATGTCTTTTGGTTGCCACATACATAGGGGTAAATATGTATTTTCGCAGACAAGATGTCAACGCTATTTTGAATAATATCAATAGAGAGAAAGTTATGAAATATCCTTACATAGCTATTCAGTTAGATAATATACAGACTATAGAAAAGCGTAGGGTTATATTCGAGATAACCGGTCATAGGGTGGATTATGATAAGGTGGATTTTATGTTTGTTTATTTTATGGCTAGAATATTATGAGAGCGAGAAGGACTGTGAAAGAAAGAGATATTGTGAAGATATTGGTATTCGGGTATGATAGGACGCTTATAAAATCCATTAAGGATTCCGGATTCAGAAGTATGTCGGATGTAATATCGTACGCCAATAATATGGTCGGGGATAAGCCCATTGATCATATTAGGGTGTCGAATGAGGCTCGTGGATGGTGTGGGTCATATACTAATTATGGTAAAAGGATAGATTAGTTTGATAGTAGGATATGATATGAGAAGAATTATAAAAGAGAAAGACGATATCAAGGTATCTATATTTAGTGGGGATAGATTGGCTCGTGTTTTCATTGATTCTGGGTATAGGAGTATAGCTATGGTGATAGCCGATTGCGGTAGAATAGCTAATGGTTGTTATCATATACATCATATTGAGGTGGTAAATATGGATAGGGAATGGTATGGCACATATACCGCTGATGGAAAGAAAATTAATTAATATAAATAACATCATGAATAATATCATAGAGAACAATGATGGGGTAAAAAGAAAGGTAAGGGTATATGATTTCGGCGAGAAGGTCGCTGATAGATATACTATTGTATGCGTAAGTGACAGGAATAAAGATTCAAGAGGAATCTTATTTTATCCGATGTTCACTTGTAACGAAAACCCGTCGCATCCGCAAGGAATAGGGATGTATGTAGGGGACTATTATCCTCATAAGGGAGGTATGTACAACTTAGGGAGAAGGGTGAAGGATATAATGTCTTTGCCTAAAGAAGTGATTAGATACATAAAATGGGTAACAACAACATGAATGAAATAGTTTACAACAATTACGATTTGGTTGCTTTCGAGCAGAATGGAGAAGTGGTAGTAGCCGTAACATTCTACAGGTATTACAAGAAGAAAGCTAAGGGCGAGGTTAATTATAGATGGAGAACCAGATGCCCGGAGTTGGTGGATAAGATCGTAAAACACCGTACCAAGGTATTTACCGGTCAACTTATCCAGTTAGCGAAAGCGTATGGGGAGAAAAAGGTTATAAAATATCAAAAGGAGGAGGAAGGAGTATGTCAAAATACGATAGAGACGCTATAGAGATATATATACTGGATCATATAGATACAGATAATTATGGTAAGCAGTTTAAATACGATAGGGAATATATGTCTTTTATGCTTAGTGTATTCAAGAATGAGTATAAAGAACATATCAAAAGGGATGGAATTAAGAAGGCTTTTGAGGATTACATAATGAGCGTTCCGTCTATATTCAGGATTCATATAGCGGATTGTGATATTAGATATTTATTACGTTCATGGGGAGTGGAGTTTGATAAGGATGATGATGAGATATACATCTTATACAAGAAGATCATAAGAGAGGTCTTTTTTAAGATGTGTGAGGATATGAAAGTTTGTTAATGTTGAACCAAACCTTGGCGGGGCGGAAGGATATATCATGATCGTACGTGTACGGATATGATCCGGGATCGGTTCCCGGCGCCTTGGCACAACTTAATTAAATATAGATAATATGGACAATGTTTTAAAAAGAGCGGCAGCGGAACTGAAAGAAGCCGGTTGCAGGGTTTTTGCGTGGCAGGATGATACTTATAATAGAGGTTGGAGTAAGGGTGATTATATAATGTTGTATTACGCCTTCCCTGATTCGCCTAACATCGGGTATCTGAGTCATGGGGAATATGGAATGAGCGTAGCATATAGCAGAGCCTATATACCGAGCCGTGGGAGTGGATCGGGATGTGGTATCAAGGAGGAAGCTACGTTCGACCTTGCGACGGCACTGGATGTGCTAAACGAGCCATTACCTAGGTGGTGCAAGTCTTATGGGGTTTATCCAGAACAATATAAGAATATTGATAGATGGTACAATAGCGATAATTATAACAAAAAAATATTTAAGGAGATTTGATATGGAGGTAAAAGATTGGGAAAATCTGGTTTTGAATACAGAAGTAGGATCACATTGTTTTGTTACGCTGATTGATGATAAGGACATCAGTAGAGGTTATGCGCAAATCAGACGTGCGGAGCATTTCGGGTATAACATCTGTTTTACAAGGTTATACGGGAATAAGTTTTATTTTGAGAAGATAGAGGAAGGTCGTACGCAACAATATATCAATAGGAGGAAATAAAATGGTAATAGAGTTTGATTTCGAGATATACAAAAACGGAGATTACGATAAGGTATATCTACGTAACGGAAAAGAGGCAAGAGTATTATGTGATAATGGGAAGGGTAATAGTCCTATGGTCGTGATGATTGAGGATGATAAAGCGGATGATTATATTATTCTTCGTTATAACGAAACTGGCAGGAGGAATATCAATGGTCAATCGGGTCTCGATCTTATGTTATCGGTAAAAGAACGGGAGCCAGAGTTGTGGGTTGTTGTTATATCTTACATAGATAATAAGGATAAGAGGCAAAAGATGGTCTTACCTAATTTTTTCTCAAGGAATATAGGAGGAAATATATATCTTCAAGGAAGCTCTAAATCGAATGTATCATATTATGTTGGTAGGTTAGAAGAAGATGGGTGCTTCGATGAGCTGTGCGAGAAGATAAGGGTAAAAAGAGATCGTATTTATAACATGGAAATAATATCACTATCAGATGACAAGGCGACAGTTTAATCAGTTGATAAATGAGCTAGACGGCAAAAGCCCGTTTATCGTATTACATAGGGATGCCGTTGCGCCTAAATACGTGGGCGTGGAGGTGTCGAAGGATGGGATGGTATACAGATATGCGATAATAGGGATAAACGATGAGTATAAGGCTAAAAAAGCCCTTATTTCGAAAATATTAGGCATAGCTAGTTACCTAAATGGCAATAAGCCCTTAAAAAAGGGTTAATTAGATGTATTTATGACCTGCGGCATCATATACGATATAATGCCATAAATGACGTTGTATAGAGGATATGTATGATAATATGATAGATAACGCATTCGTGTCTTGATATCATAATATTATGCCATTATATCCTCTTTTTGTATAAAAAAGATAACAAATGATACAAACATCTTGAATATGGATGAGATTAATATAGGAGATGAAATTGTGTTTAATATAACCGGCAACCATAATATAGGATACACTAAAGGAGAAAAGTATATCGGGACAGTGTTAAGTAGGGATCACCGATCACGCCTTTATGTACGGACGATAGGAATGCCTAGGGCTTGTATTGATGAACGGGACGTGGATAAGATTATTGATACGGGTGATGATTTTGATATGGATGAGGCGATCCCGAATCCTGTGGCAAGGGAGTTGTATAAGTTGATGAGCAGGTATATTTATACGTTCGGAAAGTCTCATGAAAATATAAACGGATATATCGTGTATGAGTGTATAATGATGGGTAGGGATTTAAGACACAATGTTATGTGCCTGTTACATGGTCGTGGATTTGAGATACGGCATATTGATAGTTATTCTTGGTGGATGACTAATGAGAGGCTGATGTCCGAGGTAACATATGCGGAGGGGGATATTCATATAGTTGTTCATGAGTGTATGGAGGATTATGTGGATAATGTGAGATTTGAAGAGGAGTTTTATAAAAACAAGGGAACGTGATAAGATACTTACTTGTGATGGCGATGATAATATTGACACCACCAAAAGGGAACGGAGGCATGCCCCACGCCCCAAGGCCTGCCGTGGTAGAGGCACGGGTATGGGATAAGCTGGCGGCCGCCCTGTCTTTCGTGGAGTCAAGGGATGATGATCGAGCGTATAACGCCTCATCCGGGGCTTTAGGGAGGTGGCAAATGAAAAGGATATACGTTGATGAGGTTAATAGGATATTACGCCTTAAACGGGAGAAAAGGAGATATAGATACGAAGATCGAACGAACCCTGTCAAGGCTAGGGAAATGTTCGAGATATATCAATCTCATCATAATCCTAAAAAGGATATAGATTGGGCTATAAGATTGCATAGGGGACTACATTCCCCTAAATATGTTAAGGAGGTTAAGAACAAATTGAGAGAATAAAAATATAGGAGGATTAACATGGACGAGGATAAAGTGATACGACCAATGGATTTTGTTAGGCTTACGAGTATTGACAAATCAAATGTGATTAAGGATACTAAGAATCATATAGGGCTGGTGAAGGAGGTTAGTCCTCTGAAACGTGTAAGTGTGATATGGATAGGCAACACCTACAGTAAGGTAGAGTGGTTTAGCCGCAGGGAGGTGGAGACGGTAGATAATCTGGCGAACCTTCTGGCACGAGAAATGGCTATCTTCCGTGAAGATGGAAAAGATAATGCGGATAAATTTTATCCGATTGGCTAGAAATAAGGATAATTAATTAGAGGAGAAAATCATATGGATCGTGAGACATTAGTAAATATCGTTTATAGCGGTAAAGTAAGATTTATACCAGTAAGAAGATGTTCTTTATGTGATAGATATGTGGGGTATAAATTTGTCAAAATGTGTGCTGGGAACATAATACCAGTATTTTCCAGTGGATGTGAATGTTGTGGAGTGAATAATGGGCAGTTGTTAGAAAGGACATGGAATGAGGTGCTTAATTTTATCAATGAAGCTCAAAACAAGCCTATGGATAAAAGGACAGAAGCGGATGAATTAATATAATAAAATGGCTATGAAATCTTATAAAGGATTCGACAAAAAATTAAAATGTCGGGATTTTCAATATGAAATAGGCAAGGAATATGAGATGGATGGAGAGATCAAGGTGTGTAGCAGAGGGTTTCACGCTTGCGAAAGCCCGTTTGATGTTTTTGATCACTATACTATGATAGACTCTAGGTTTTGCGAAGTAGAACAAGACGGGAATATATCCAAGGAGGATAGAGGGACAAAAATTTGCTCATCGAAGATTAAAATAAAAGCAGAGTTAAAATTGGCTGACATGATCAATCTTGGAGTTGAGTGGCTAAAAGAGATCACATCGCCTGAAAAAATAAAAACGAGCATAAAGGATAATTCGTCCGGCAACGGTGCCCAGATAGGATCATCCGGAAACGATGCCAAGATTGGCTCGTCCGGCTACGATGCCCAGATTGGCTCGTCCGGCAACGATGCCCAGATTGGCTCGTCCGGCAACGGTGCCAAGATTGGCTCGTCCGGCAACGGTGCCAAGATTGGCTCGTCCGGCTACGGTGCCAAGATTGGCTCGTCCGGCTACGGTGCCCAGATTGGCTCGTCCGGCAACGATGCCCAGATTGGTTCGTCCGGCAACTATGCCCAGATAGGATCATCCGGCAACTATGCCAAGATAGACAGCACAGGCGAAGGCTGTGTCATCATGTGCGCAGGTATTAACTCTGTAGCAAAAGCCTCAAAAGGATCATGGATAACATTATCCGAATGGTCTTATTCTGATAAAAAGAAAAGATATATCCCCGTTTGCGTAAAAACGGAATTTGTTGATGGAGAGAAGATCAAAGCGGATACATATTACAGTTTGAAAGGGGGAGTTTTTGTGGAAAGTGTCAATAATTAAGAGGAGGTATTATATATGAAATGGGTGATAATAAAAGGGGTTAGATATCCTATCTCCGTGGTGTCAGCCTTCGCTGCGTATTACGGGGATAATCCCTTTTTGAAGATAAGGATAAGAAACAAATATCACATAATTTATTTTGATAATATGGATTATCTGAATATTCAGATAAGGTATTTGATTAACAACTATCCTGACTTCGTGCAGATAGGGAATTGGTATATATCCAAGAAGCAGGTGATGTCGTGGGCACCCAAGGGGCAGGCCGTGGACGGGTCGGGCTGGGTCATATCCTTTTACCTGTTTTTTGGCTTGGAGAACAGTACTCAAATTAAGTTCGACAAGGAAGAGGAGTATCAAAGAGCTTTAGATTGTTTAAATGAGAAGTTCAATGTAATATTATGAGTTGTATCATGAAAACCATGATACTTAGAGGAGTATTGAGATTGATAGTGATCAAGGCAAATGATGTTGTTTAATTTAAAAAAAAATAAATTGTTATGAAAATAAAAGAGCATTTATCAGTTTATCTAGAGAGTGGATATCTTTTTGACGATATGTCAGGAAAATTAAAGTGGTTTGAGATTGATAAGATCTTGATCAGTTTTACATATGGAGTAGTTAGATATGTAGGAACATGGGGAGGATGTAGGACTGAGAAGACATTAGATGGGAAATTATTTTATTCGTCCGAAGAATGTTTTAAAAAGGGTAAGAGCATCCCTAAGACAAAACTATCAATATATGATGTTTTTAAGTCATTATATGGGTTCGTCCCAATAGGTGATGTGTGGAAACACAAAAACGGAAGAGCTGTCAAGGATAAGTTGGAATGTTTTGATGTTGAAATAGATAATAAAGGGAAAATTTATTGTAAGGAAACATATTACAGAACATGTGAAGATGTGTATAAATTCAACGACTTAACTGTAGTTGACAAGAATGGAGACATGAGATTAGTAAAATCTTCAAAAAGTAAATTAATGCTTACTAATGATCAATTAGATGTTGTGGAGAGAATGAAAGGCATCATTGATGACATGGTTAGGTTAAAGATGATTATGTATATTGATCAAGACTATAATCTTTGTTTTCTGCCGGGAGATAAAATAGAAGATTTGACAATGGATGAAACAGATGGATTTGTGGATACCACCGGTATAGTGACATCTATAAAATCTAAGAATGTAGTGGAGTTTTATGTAGAAAACCCATTCGTAAAGATAAAGGATGAGTAATATCTGAAGGAATATGAAAATAAAGGCAACCAAGTACAGAAATGATTACAGGGTATGGTTGGACTATGCCGGGGATTACAGAAATGAAAATATAGAATAACATGAAATATCAAAATTTTATGTGCCCTTATGAGCTTGCGCTAAAGTTGCATGAGTTGGGCGTAAATTCGGAGTCGGAATTTTATTTTGTGAAAGAGATGAAAGGAGGGGGAACCCAGATAGATTCAGTTACGCAAAATACAATGAGGTATTCATATAGAAAAGAAGGAGACCTCATACCGGCTTATATGAGTCATGAACTTGGAGAGATACTACCAAGTATGATAAATATCAGTAAATCAAAAATATGGGATGACTGGTTGCAGTTGACACAGTATTTCCCGAATAGGGATAGTAGATATTACGAAGCCGCCTATGTTCGTTACAATGCCTACGATTCGCCAACAGAAGTGTATAGCGGATTTGGGGAAACAGAGGCGGAGTCAAGGGCGATGCTTCTCTTTGATTTGTTGGAAAAGAAGATATTGACACCTGATGGTTTGAATTTAAAGGAAGTGGATAGGAGAAAGGAATATGAGAACGAATTTGAATAGTACAAGTATGAGAAACACATGTCCAAAATTCCCGCTTTTCGGTGCGAATTATCCAGACGCGACTTGCATAGATGGCATATTGTATGATCTGGATAATGTAGGTGATGATGGTGTTCTAATCAAGCCATTGGAAGAGATCCCATGCCCATTCTGCCGAACAGAGGAGTTTATCAGATACGATCCATTCAATAAAGAGTATAGCATGGATGGTGAAGAGGATATAAGAGATTGGTATATGAGCTATATTAATGAAATGAGAAATAAGTATGGGGGAAAATAAGAAGAAACAAACACCATGCCGGAACTTGAAAGATTGGCATACGAACAAATGAAGGAGGTAAACGATGGAGACAGTAAGATTATCAGATTACTCTTCTTATGATAAAAACAAGGGAGGAATACAAAAATTGCGTCACAAATTCAGGAATCAAATACTTGAATATTGGGGAGAAGATACCGGAATCCTAATAGGAACAACCATGGTATATGAAAGACATTTGTGGAGCGAGGAAGTTAAAGTAATATGATTATGGATGATAATAAGATAATGGAAGCGGCTAAGTTAATAGCCAACTCATCAGCGGCCTTGATCGAGGCTATGGGGATGATGAGCGAAAATATCGAGAGAGCTAATAGGGGCGAGTCTTTGGCGTATACCGAGGAGGCCTTTAATAAAGTGGTTATGAATAATGGAATAGATTATAATAGTGTTATGAGTAGAAGTTGGATATGAGAAATGGAGGAGGACTATGGGTAAAGAAGTTAAGATAGATGTAGGATATAAAGATGTGCTAGAAAAATCATTATCAGCCATCCAATATCTAAGAATACATGGATTCTCGACGTACATGGAATCGGAGGGGATTGTAAATAGGATAATGATGTTCAAGGATAAGAATGAGATGAGAGATCAAAAGATCAGATCAATTTAATAGAACTAATTATGACAGTAGAGTATAAGTGTATTGATGTTTACAAGAAGCCGGAGAATCCAATGGAATGGTTGCCGTGTCCACGATGCGGCCTCCGGCCTCTGGTTTGGGAGTTCGATAACGGGAGATTCACGGCGTGCGGGTGCGGAACAGACTGTTATAGTCATTGGAGCGTGCGAGCGGAAAGTATTATGTCGGTCATAAAAAGATCTGATAACGGTAAGTCGGCTGAGGTGTATGATATTGATGAACTTAAAAATAACTGGAATCATTGGGTGAGGACAGGGGAGATACTGTTTACGCCAGGGAATGGGAAATGGTAATATGATTAATAATTTAAGATATGGATCATTATTTGGCTATAATTCAAACGATATTGGATAGATGTGAGAACGACAATACATCTCCTGATATCCATGACATGGAGATAATAAAAATAAATCTATGTAGAATAATTCAGACTCGTTGCGGATTAACTCAGTTATGGTTCATTCCGTTGATAGAGAGAATACAGAATGCTTGTTGTAGACATTACGATGATGTTGATATGTTATGGGAAAATTTTGTTAAAAAAATGACTGAATAGGAGGGATAAATATGAGTACAAAAACAAGTAAAGAATATAAAGCGATAAAGAATTATATCCATAATGAGCTTGGGCTTACGAAGGAAGATATAATCAATGCAATTAGATCTGATATAAGAAAATATGTTGAGGAGTGTATATGTAATACTTACGGGAATGATAATAATATAGAGCAGATGATTAAGCTTATGGTAGATAATGAGCTTAAAAATAAAGATTTTAATGTCATTCCAAGAATGGTAGAGAAAGTATTAAAAGATAAGATGTTAAACGATATAGAGATTGTTGTAATAAACAAGAATTTAAATGATTGAGGATATGGAGAATAAGGATATTTTAGATAAGGTAAGAATGAAGGGCATGAACCAAGGGATATGGCTGGCGGTTCAGGAGCTAGCCCACGACGGGCGATGGACGCAGGCCGCAGAGGAACTGGTGTCTTCTTGTGGATTGACCGAGGATGAATGTAGGGAGCTGCAAGAAGAAAGCGGATCATTCAATGATGAAATGCTTGATTTTATTAACAGCGTATTCGGACATGAGGATATGATAAATAATAGTATAACTTTGGAGAATATAGGGTATCATAAGATAGGCTCTATATTTAAATATAATATTGGTTCGAAAGAAGTAGAACTGGAGGTGGTTGAATCCAGTGATGCTAGTTGTGAAGGATGCGTATTTAATAATAGTAAGAATTATTACTGTAAGGATACCCATTGTATTGATGTAGATAGGAAAGATGATATAGACGTTATATATAAAGAGGTAAAAAGATCATGAGTTTAATAGATAAATTAGAGGATTTGGTGGTTAAGGTAGACACCGAATACCAAGAGAAGATGGAGGCGGTGATCCGGGAGATAGTTCCGGGGATGCCGGAAGGGAATGTACGTCATGCCGCCGAGCTGATGTGCACGGACAGGATGGGGAATATGATGGACATAGATGTTTATATATTAAGGGAAGAAGATAGGCCTTATGAATGCCATTATCTAAAGGATCTATTGGAAGATAGGGTAGCTAGAATAGATAAGATGCATGAGGATAAAAGTTACACATACAATATAGATGATAATTATTGGTGCGCTACATGTGGTTCCCATTCTCATAAAAAGGATTCTGAGACAGGGTATTGCTGGCATTGCGATACGGTTAATTGGGTTAAAGAAGATGGAGCAGATGTTAGGGTATAATTACCAAAGAATAAATATGAATGATAGGAGAAAGGATAGTATTAACTATTAATAATGTTTATTTAATTTAATTCAAAAAACAAAATGTCTACTTTTGTAGACACATAAAAATTATATATATGGAAAAGAGTGAGTTTGTAAAGAAATTGGAGAAGATCATCGATATGGTTAAGACCGAAGATGATGGTTTCGAGTATGGTGGCAAAGTCATTTTCTATAAAGAAGATGATAGTAACTATGAAGTCTCGGTAATGAACATTGAGATGAATTTGGAAGTAGAAGCCAATGTTATGGCTGGTATGGATGATATGGATTTTACCTGCCTTATGAGTGAGGTCTATAAACAAAAGTTTACAAAGGCTATAACGATATCGGAGGATGAGGATGATGAAGACAATTGATAAGATGACCGATCAGGAGATATATGATCTTACTGATGAGCAGGTAGAGAAATTGATCGTAATAAGATGTGCGGAGGAAGGTGTCAGGTTTATGGATGAGCCTCCAGTCATGAAGACGTATGGCTATAAACCTATTTCTCCATCTAATTTCTTCTACCTTTTAGAAGGATTGAGCATAGCTGTTTTTAATCAGGATGATGCTATTAAAATAGCTAAGTTCTTAAGTAAGTTTGATTTATACAAGACTACATACGATTTCACTATATCCAATGAGAAGATATATAATAAGTTGGATATAATCAATATCAAACATATTCCAATGTTTGATACAAAAGATGAGGAGTCCTACAAATCTATAAAGGACAAGAATAATAAGATTGAGGAGGAGTATAAAGATCAGGTAGATAAATACAAGAAGGATATAAAAAGAATGAGTGAAATCCATGCCGAGATCTGGTCGAAGGTAATCGATGTAAGAAATAAGATTGATCATATGAATCATCTTAGATTCCTTTTTGTAAAGGAATATCTTCCGTTGGTGGATCACGACACGGACAAGGCTATGATATTTTTCAAGAAGGCTTATGATGTGGATGATGATACGGAGAGATATATTCGTAAAGGAATAAAAGATTATCCTTTGTTTAATAATAATATAGATTAAAATGCACAATTGGTTTAAATGTACGGTTTCTTACGAGACCGATGCCGAGAACGGCATGAAGAAGAAGGTAAAGGAAGAGTATTTAGTAGATGCCCTTTCTTATACCGAATGTGAGGCTAGAATCATAGAGGAAATGAGACCATTCATCTCCGGTGAGTTTAGCGTTGATATCAAACGATTCAGGATAGCGGAATTGTTTGCCATGGATGGAGACCGGTTCTATAAGGTCACGGCTGATTATATTACGATAGACGAGAAATCGGGCAATGAGAAACGCAAGGCGTTTAACTACATCGTTCGGGCCAATGACCTTGATCATGCCAAAAAGAATTTCGAGGAAGGCATGAAAGGAACCATATCAGATTTCGTTGTCACTTGTATCAAGGAAGAGAAGAAACTGATGGACTTCTACGAGTTTGATGGTAAGATCAGGAATCCGGAGAAACATGAGAATAGTAAGCAATAAAGCTAGCTATGAGACCACATCATCCATAGCCGAGAAGTTGATGGAGATAAGTAAGATGGAGGGTACGATTTATCGTATCCTCACATTATCTAATAAGACTTATCTGGCTTCTAAGTTAGGGTATAGTAGGTCCGGGTTCTATAAAAAAATACAGAACAGGAATTTTAATATCCGGGAGCTGGCTCAGATATTCGATACGATCATCAACTTCAAGGATCAAGATTGGACGGAGGGTAAGATCGATAGGCTTAAGAGGTATAGGGCTATGAGCCTTATGGAGTTCAATAAAAGTTATAAAAAGAAAAATGCATGAGAGGTAGGATGTTGCCGTGTGAGAGATGTGGGAGGATGGTAACTATAAGGAGTAAGGGGCTGTGTCCCGCATGCAGAGCCAAGGAACTACCGCCAAAGGAAAGGACGGCGATACGGGTGAAGGCCAAGCCGAAGGGGAAGAGCCTAGCCGTTTTCTTTGGCGCCCATGTGGCTAGGTTGAGTATGACAAGGAGATCTGCTACCGGCGCATACATACCATGCCCGGGGGTAAGCAACATATGCCACTTATACCCTAAACGGAAATATAAATCGGTCGCCGAGGATAACGATAACATTATTTACTTGACGGCTGATGAGCATACAAGATTCGATTATCTATTAGATACGATGGATTTCAGCCGGCTCTTGGACGAGTTTGGCAACGTATGGCTGTTGGTAGCCAGAAGGATGAGGGATCTCGCACCTAGAGTCGAGGAGGATGGTAAATTAAAAACCAGATTATTATCATGGATAGAAGAAAACAAAAATTACTTTTAGCTCTTGGATACGAGGCTATAAGTGATACGATATATAAGAAAGGAATGGATATGGAAGTCATAAGCGATCAAGAATCGTTTGATGATATGAGAGTTCGTTTATCCAAAAAACATCATGTGGTTATCACAGATGATGGTGTTGTAATAGAGTTTGTTCATAATAAGTCAATGGACGAGAATGCGCCATCATATTACTGGCGATCATCATTACCAATATTAAGATCATATCATACAGATCCTAAATTTACCGCTTTCTTTGGCATATTAGACGTTTTGTCAACGATCCCAAAGAAAGATATGATCGAGGAGAAAAAGCCTGTTGAAGAGCCTAAAAACGAGCCTAAGGAGGAGATGGAGGTTGAGTATGATCTGGAGACAGAGCAACAGTATTATGCCGCTGAGTGGATCAAGGATATCCCGACACCAGTCTTATACAGAATGACCGTGGCTGGCAAGCGTGTTTATTATGAAATGGGAACTGATGGATACCCTATCATATATGATGGGGCTACCAATAATATTGCGAATGGGTATTGTGATACTTCCGGGGCATTAGAAAAATGGAAAAATGAGATGAGACTCAAGGGTAAGGACCCTGATGAGTACGCTAACTATAGGGCTGACTTAGGTACTATCATGCATTATCTATTTGGGTTGTATCTGACCGGGGTTAACATAAAGCTGATCCCGACATGGATCAGGAAGGTGGTCAAGGAAGCCAAGCTAAGAATAGACAAGTATAGGATGGAGCGGATATTAGTGGATAATATGGATGAGTTGATAGAAGACCTAATATCATTCGCTATATTCTGTAAAGAAAGACATGTAAAACCTGTGTTGATTGAGAAGATGTTGAGGTCAAGGAGATTGAAAGTGGCTTCCTCTGTGGATGCCGTGGTGGAGATGGATAGCGAGCCGGAGATGGTGGAGATAGAGGTCGAGACAGGAGAGCTCTATAAGACTGGAGCCAAGAAAGGTCAACCTAAGACAGAGAAAAAGAAGATAAAGAGATGCAGGAGGATATTCGCTATATTGGACTTCAAATCAAACAGGAAAGGCAATTTCTATGACGAGTACGCTTTCCAGCTTGAGCTATATAGAAGAATGATACTGGAGAACTACGGAAAGATATTGGAGATAGAGGAGATATATAACTTCGCTCCGGGTGATCCTACCGCCAAGACAAGCCAATATAAACTGAAGAGACAAACTGATAATCCTATACTTAACATGGCTACAGTCGTATATCTCCAAGGTAAGTATAAGTTCGAGAAAACCAATTATACGGTTACATCAAGAATAGGATCTTTGGATATAGAAAGTGATTTTGAATTGAATAACTTGATAAGAAAAGAATCACTGAGAGATTATATTTATCGAATCATGAGTGAGAGGATAGGATAATGGAGTTTAGGGAATTTGACAAGAGCGTTCACAGATATGAATTGGATCATAGTAAGCCAAGAAGAAAGCTGACGTGCCCGCAATGCGGCAGGGATAGATGCTTTACGCCGTACGTAGATGTAACCACCGGACAGATAGTAGGGGAGCAGTTTGGAATATGTGATCACAAAAATAAATGTGGTTATTTTAAATATCCAACAGGCAATGAGCTTGGGAGCAATGATCTTTTTACCGATTCAAACAAAGTATTAAGGAGGTATAGGCCTCCCGTGAATCCAGATATAGCCAACTGTATCCCAGTAAACAAGATGTTTGAGACCCTTAATCCTTTCGAGACATCCGATCTTCAGGATTATCTATCCAATATCTTCGGATCGTATTATACCAATAGGGCATTTAGCTTGTATAAGGTGGGGATGATGAGATTCGGGGACTGGGGTAAGTGCTGTGTGTTCTGGCAACTGGATAAGAATTGGGTGGTGCGGACCGGGAAGATAATGGACTACGGGCCTGACGGGAAGAGGGTAAAAGTTCCCATGGATCACGTATGTTGGGTGCATATACTGGACGGTCAGGATTACCTGCTTAGGCAATGCCTGTTCGGGGAGTTCCTTATAAACTTCTATCCCAATGACGCTCCGGTGTATATAGTAGAGTCAGAGAAGACGGCTGTTATCTGCAATATTGTGTACCCTAGTAGGTTGTTTATGGCCTGTGGCGGTATCCATATGTTGAAGAGGGAGATGGTAGAGACATTGGGTAGGAGGCGGATAGTCCTGTACCCGGATAAGGGCGACGCTTTCAACGAATGGAGAAAGAAGGTAGACAAGGATATGAGGGGGATGAATATAGAGATAAGTAATTTTCTAGAATCAAAACCCAATATAGATGAGGGGATGGATATAGCGGATTATTTTATTATTAAACAAATTTACAATGGCAAAGGTAGTTGACAATTACAAGAAATTCAAGGTGCTTGAAATAACAAGACAGGAGATGATGGATAAGCTTACCAGATACGGGTGCTTAGGTATTTGCGATATGTGTAACAGACCTACATCCGTAGGTTATTACGTGGCGGTGATCAATCAATGGATGTGCAAGGACTGTTACAATGATTTCATCAAGTCAATTGACAGGTATGAGGAGGATATGAAAATAGAAAACAGGAATTTTAATAGATTCTGCAATCTATTTAATGTTAAGATGGAGGAGACGGTATGAAAGAATTGTCTTTAGCCCAGAAAGCTATGTTAAACGGGTCCATATGCCCATACTGCAAGAACCCGTCCACTATGATAAATACGGTAGAGGGGAAGCAAGTAGGGTGCGAGAAGTGTGGGGCTTGGATGAGGTCTGATTCGATGGGTAAACCAGTAGGGAGATTGGCGAAACCAGAGCTTCTTAGGGCCATGGATATAACAGCTATTGAGATCGATAGGTTCTTGAAAGAGTCGAGTTATGAAAGGAAAAACTTTTACAAAGAGTTATCCAGTGAGCTAGGAATACCAGAAGAGCATGTGTCTCCGTATAAGATGTCCTTATTATCATTGCTTAATGTTATGAGACATATCAAGGTATATGGGAAGAACCATATACAGATACATGAGGGTACCACGATAGGTAAGGCTTGCTCTAGGCACGGAGCGGTGGCGATCGGGAGTAACGCCTGCCACGGATGCCCGGAGTTTCTGTTTCATGTGGTAGACAATACAACCAATACGGTAGTCTGTGATACAGACATGAGTTATGGAGATTATGTAGGTGAAAACAAATAAATTTGGGCAATAATATCAATAGAATAAAAAATGAAAGTAATTTTTATTCATAAGCCAACAGAATTTTATGTTGGAGGATCGGTGTACAACAAATCTTATTGCAAGGATAAGATGATAGAAAAAGGCATCAGCGAGAACCGGGCAGAGATGCTTAGTGATATAATAGGTCCATACGTATGTGTGTGGGAAATAAAAGATGGGGATGATCCTTACGAGAGCATGAGAAGCAGACTCGGAGATAAAGCCTCATATTTAGATGGAGAGGATATTATCGTAGAGGATTATGATTATGACGAGGAGGACGAGGATGGGGAGATCGACTGAATACTATAGGACACATCCGGAGGCCAGAAGAAAGAAAGCCGAGACGGATAAGAAGATCAACGCCCGCCCTGAGCAGAAAGCCAAGAGACGGGAGTTGGGTCGCAAGAACTACAAGACCGATAAGTTGAAAGGTAAAGCCTATCGGAAGGGAAAGGATTTATGCCATACGGCTAAAGGACTTAGATATAAATCAAGATCAGCTAACAGAGGGTCTAAATCCGATACGGCTGGCGATAGAAACGCAAGAGGATGAGTGAGGATAGGATATGGAGGTCATCCAAGGAGATTATCATGGATGCCTATGAGAGGATAAGAAAGTATCAGTCGGGAGAGCTTCTCCCGGCTCGTACTGGATACGCTTATCTTGACAAGGCGTTGCTGGGCGGGTTCTACCCACAACATGCGGTGGCTATCGGCGCTAGGCCCGGAGTGGGCAAGTCTTATTTGGCTCAGAAGATTATGAGTAATGTAATGAATGTTAATATCAATCCCCAAGCTGATGATTATGTATGGCTCAGATGTGAATTTGAAATGAATCCAGAGGATTTGATGTTACGTTCACTATCAAAAAAAATGGGAAAGGATATACAAGATATTCTCCTTAACGAGATGTCTGATGAAGAGATAAAGGAAATGCAGAAATGTCTTAAGGAGGAAAACTCCAGCAGAATAACATACATTCCTAAACCATCGACAGTAGACGAGCTTCAGAACTTCTTATGGAATAGTTATATGCCAGCGAACAAGGATAAGAAAATGGTATTTGTATCCATAGATCATACAGCTCTTATACAAGGCACGGGTGACGCTAAGAGGAATATAGATAGTCTGATAACCATGTGTAATATAGCTAAAAGAACTTTTCCCAATATATTCTTTCTTATAATATCACAACTTAACCGTGATATTGAGGGAAGACGGGATCCTAAGGATCATATGCCAAAACAATCTGATTTCTATCAATCAGATACATTGGGGCAATTGTGTACGGCTATGGTAGCGTTGAATATCCCAAAAAGATACGGATATTCATCATACATGCAATTCCCGCAAGGCTGGTATCCTAATCTGGAACGTTTTAAGAGTGAATCAAGGCGCTCTTTCCGTGTAGATGGACTTATATTCCATCATATAGTAAAAGTCCGTCAAAGATCATTAGAGGAGATTGATGCGATACATGTAGATATTATGAAAGGATATGAGCGATATTATCCTGATGGAGGGGTGGTGCGCCAAGAAAGACCAGGAGGCTCGGATGCCCCTGTGGGTAGCGGCAGGCCGGATACGACAGTCGTTACGCTACCGCCCCCGCCTCCCAGTATCCCATTGGAGCAGCAATACATACCGCCTAGCGATGATTTCAATGTAGTACATGACGAAACACCATATTAATCATGAGACTTAGAAAGAATTATTTGCTTGTAGTGATAAAGGTGCTGGAAATGTTCTTGAAGACCGTATTATCGGTTGAGGATAAGATGGGGATAAAGGAAATTATATCCTCGTTGAAGGAAATGGCTAAATACAGCATCAGATATATCATAAACCGGGAACGGGAAAAGGAGATCATGAGTATCTGTGATGAGGTATCCAATAAAGTACAGGAGTATAAAAGGATAAATGACAACTCAATGATATTGGAATTGGAGAACCTAAAAAGGGAAGTTGTGGCGGTGGAGGATCTTCTTAGCTCATACAAGGGGGTTCTTGACGCTGAGCTGGTGATAGCCGAGGATGATATCAGAATCATACGGGACAAGATCGCTATAAGCCTGAGAGAAGACGGGACATGCAAGAGTATGACCGACGCCGATAAAAGAGCTAGGGTGGATGTAAGGTACGAGCGGGCTTTAGAGGACTATCGAATCCTTCTAAGATGCGCTAATACGGTTAGGGCTAAGATGTCAGTTATAGGGCATCTTAATCAATCAATAAATCAATCCATATCAGTTGGTAGGGTTGGTATGGCTAATGAATCTTATACGGTAAAACAGTATGAAAAAGGGAAAGAGATTATCGAAAGCAGACGGCCTTAAAGTATTGATAGGAGCTTACAATGCTATAGAATGTAGACGTGAGTTAACTATGTGTGCAGCTATAACCGAAACGGATGATATGCTTGGATTAGTGGATAGAAAAAATGTTTTAGCGTATGAACTTATACCTGAGTTGAGGATGTTTAAGCCGGTCAATAGTCGTATAGAGGAAATTTGGTTCGATTTTTCCGATAAGTATACAAGGCTATATATATTACGCACGTTGATTAACATATACAACGATACCGATCATCCTGATATAGTAGAGAAAATAGCTAGAAAGATTAGATCAATATTTTAACTCATTAGCTTATGTATATTAATTTTGAGCAGATGATGACATCAGGATTAACGATGTCTGATGTTGGATATCTTTTGATGATCCGGCAAAAAGAAGAGATGGCTAACACCATTCCAAAGGAGAAAATAGATAGTTATAAAGCATCTGGTTATATCGAGCTTCAGAAGAATGGGAAGTGGAAGATAACGCCAAGGGGAGGATCGCTGCTGATGCTGATAGAGACACCCGGTCTGACACCGGAAGTCGAGGGGATCCGGGACCGTGTCGTTGGGGTATATAACGATATGGGTAAGGATACGGGAGCTATCAAGGAGGTGGAGAAAAGGCTTATCTGGTTTGTGGCTAACACCAACTTCAAGGAAGAACCTATAGTAAGGGCTGTAATATCCCATATAGACCTTAAACGTGAATATACGATGAGGTTGGATAACTTGATATGGAAACCATCAAATGTATATAGTGTGCATATGAGTTTATCGGAATCAACGTTATTCGATACGATCATAAAGATGTATGGCATGACGTCTGACTTGTATCTTAGGGAGAACAAGAACAAGGAACTGGCATGGTTGTTCGCCGTAAGCCGGTTGCCGGATCCTCCTAAGAAGATGGATAAGGAATATACTATTACTGGAGATGTTAAGATGGACATCGAAAGAATATCAGATATAAAAAAAGAATTAGGTAGAAGATTAAAAATGTCGATTTAAGAGTTATGAAAAGAAATCAAGTATTAGGAGTAGTAATAGACGCAATATTTGCGAAAACATCTGAGTTTGATGATATTGAAGACATAAAAGAAGATAGTAACCTATCATCCGATATGGCTATGGATTCATTGGATCTTGTTGAGGTGATAATGGATATAGAAAAGATGACAGGTGAATACATACCAGATGAGGTGTTTGGCAATACCCCTCACGATGAAATAACGGTAGGGAGTTTAACTGATATGTTGTATGTTTATTTTAAGGACAAATAATGGATTTCGGATATGATGATTGGGAAGAGGGGTTAGAAACCCCTCTTGTCGATGATTGCGATGACGATCATGAGGAGGAAGAATATGATTTCAGTTAAAGAGTTAAGACCGGGCAATCTTGTAAAGGACAAGGCTGGCAATATATGGAGAGTAGGGTGCGTTACTGGTATGCGTAATGAAAGTAAGTCATTGATCCTTGAGCGTGAGATTGATGAGGGAATAATGAAATGGTATTCCGGGGAAGATGACGTCATGCCTATTGAGATAGATGATAATATACTTGATACTATCGATTTCAAGCGTGATAAGGGACGGGATGTATATCGAGGCTACGGAATATCTATAGAGATTTTTGATGATGGGTATTATCTTAGCCTTAGGGATCTGGAAGACGATCTAAGCGATCCTATTCAGATTAAGGATCTTCACCGTCTACAAAACCTGTTAATGGATTTATACGGACATGACATAAAAATAGATAAGCTTTATGGTAATACCGGAGAATAATTTGTTATGTAAGGTTATAAACGGAGAGAAGGTTCTCGCCGCCTCTTACTCGCAGATAGACACGTTCGTCCAGTGCCCATATAAATGGTATAAGACTTACGTGGAGGGTCACAGATCCACGGAGAAGCACGAGGCTACGTCATATGGCACGGTTATCCATCAGACGATGGAGTATTTCTTCAAGAACGGATGCAGGCCTTCTTATGAGGATATGAGCAAGGCATTCAACTACTACGCTGATATAGAACAGATTCCTTTCGATAGCGTAAAATCCCAGATCGAGTCTATGCAACATGCGGCTAGGTTAATAAGATGGATTGTGGGGTTGTTTGAGAAGAATGCGGCTGGTAATTACAAGAAAGCGTGGTCGGACCTTACGCCAATGGAGAAAGTGATCCGGGGGTCTAGACCGGCCGGCGTGGAGGAGGACTTCGTCCTGCCTTATAAGCTACCCAGGCCCCTTACTTTGGATGGCGTTACGTACGATAAGGTACATATCATAGGATCAGTAGACTGGAGAGGTGAGTATAAGACAAAAGACAGAACAGCTATGTATACGATAGACTGGAAGTCCGGGAGAAAGTTATTCGATGAGGATAAGCTGCTTCACAATCTCCAGCATCCGATATACGCCTTTTACATACTCAGAAAATATAAGGTATTGCCGGATATGTGCAGCTATTTCTTTACCCGCATGCTGGACAATCAGAACGTGAAGGTAGATAAGGAGAAAGTAGAGAGATCGGTCAAGGAACTTAACGATATTCTCCTTGACATGTATGATTTCGAGACAAATAAAATAGATAGCTATCAAGCTCACGTTTGGGACGATGCCAAACAAGGGTATAAGTACGAGAAGCGCTACCTCATGGGACGCCAGCCGGCCTGCCTTGAACCCCGCCCCAAGCCCTTGTGTTTTTGGTGCGATTTCTCGATCCACAAACAAGGGACATGCAGGTACTCATCGGATTGGGACGAGTCTAAAAGAAAGAATAAAAAAGATTAACTTTATTAAAAAGCCTAGGTAAATATCTAGGCTTTAATTATATTTGCGATGCAAAAAGATCAGATCATGGAAGAGAAAGATGTATTAAATTTATTAATGTCGAGAAAAGATATCAGGAAGCTGGTAGAGAAATCGAATGAATGTTATTCTAAAATGGATTTCGTGGGAGCCATGAAATACCGGAAGGAGATAAAGGATATAGTAGACCGGGAATCGAAGATTATGTTGACAAAAAGCGAGTCTTTGGTAAGCTTGATGAATAACGCTGATAATGAATATAAATTCAATATGTTGGTATGGCTACATTCCATGATGTGCATGGCGGATGTATTTAATGGGATATTGGAGGATTTCAAGGATGGAGTAAGAAAAGCCAATGGAAACTCCAAGTTTATTAAATTCGATAATCTAGATCGATTGATGATGGAGTGCAAGAAGGAAATTGATTATCTGATGAAAGGCACAAGTAAATCATTTCAAATATCCTTTGCCGTAAGGAGCGATGAGATGAGGGAGATGATAGAGAATATGGTTGGGGATAATATCCGGGAAGGGTACGACATGTTCAAGGAAGAGGCTGAGATGGTGAATGAGACAGATAGGAGCAAGATAGAGGAATTTAATAAAAGGCTGGACCATGAGTAAATTTGATGTAAAGATAGGCGATATAGTCCATACCCAGATAGGAACAGGAGAGGTGATAGCCATAAGCAAGACAAAAGAGACTTTGATGGTGAAGATGGACGATGGTCGGGAGTGTGCGATAAGATTAGAGTACGTGAAAGACGTTTTTGATAACTATAAACAACAATCATGAAATGTAGCTTGGAAGATAGGATAAAAAAAGCCATATCAAAGCATGGTGGTAAATACACATATGACCTATCCTCTTTTGATGGCAAAAGGATAGATATTATATGTCCTATACACGGAATTTTCAGACAGATATTAGCAAATCATGTTAACAGTGGTCATGGATGTCCTAAATGTGCATTAGAATTGTCAAGGAAAAGAAAGACTCAATCTACAGACGAATTTATATCAAAAGCAAAAAAAGTACATGGAGATAAATATATATACGATAAAGTAGCTTATAAGGGACCTAGAAATAAGGTTATTATAACATGCCCTATACATGGGGATTTTGAACAAGCCCCATATAACCATTTAACAGGATATGGATGTTTAAAATGCGCTCGTGATAGAGTGAAAGAATCAAAAAAAGAAGAAAGGAAAAATAGATTTATAGAAAGATCGAATAATACACACAATGGGAAATATGACTATTCTAAAGTAGAGTATGATACTAGATTCAGCAACGTGATTATAACATGCCCTATACATGGGGATTTTAGACAAAGAGTGGATAATCACATGTACGGAAAGGGGTGCCCTATTTGCGGAAAAGAATCTATGGCATCAAAACAAACAATGACAAAAGAAGAGTTTATAATAAAAGCGAGAGAAATACATGGGGATACATATGATTACTCTTTATTAAAATTCTCAAAAACACATGATTTTGGGGATATAATATGCAAGAAGCATGGAGTATTTAAACAGAATCTTCATAATCATCTTTGCGGTAACGGATGCCCTATATGCGCGAACTCTGAAGGATCTAAGATGGAGAAAGAAATGTTCGATTTTGTATCATCGATAGATAATACGGCTGAGTTTAGACACAAGATGGACGGAACGGAAATTGACATTTTTATAAAAAGTAAAAATATAGGAATAGAAATGGATGGATTATATTGGCATGGATATGAGTTTAAAGGCTCAAACTTCCATCTTGATAAAACAAATAAATTAAAAACATACGGAATAAGACTAATACATATATTCGAAGATGAGTATAACGACAAAAAAGATATAGTAAAAAGTAGGATAATGAATATATTAGGGAAAACTCCCAATATATTGTATGCTAGAAAAACAAAAATAATAATGATAGATAACAAAACATCATCTTTATTTATGGAAGAAAATCATATACAAGGAAATTGCGCATCATCAGTCAGAATAGCGCTTTTGTATAATAACGAAATAGTATCTGTTATGACATTTAGCAAGCCTAGACTTAACGTGAGAGGAGAGAAGAAGGAGGGCGTCTATGAGCTTGTGAGATTTTGCAATAAAATAAATTACACCGTGATCGGAGGAGCAAGTAAGCTATTATCGTTTTTTATAAAGAGATTTAACCCGGTTAAAATAATATCATATGCAGATAAAAGATGGAGCGATGGTAACTTGTATAAAAAATTAGGATTTGATCTAGTGTCAGAAAGCAAACCGTCTTACTTTTATGTAAAAGGATTAAAAAGATTCAATAGATTCAATTTCAGAAAAGATGTGCTGGTAAAAAATGGGGGTGATCCTAAATTGTCCGAGAATGAGATAATGCTAGATATGGGATACAAGAGAATATATGATTGCGGTTCAATGAAATTCGAGAAATGTTTAAGTTAAGACCATATCAAGAAAATTGTGTCAGAAGTATATATGATTATATAAATTCTGACAGACATGACCCGGTTCTGGTGGTGGCTCCTGTAGCCGCCGGCAAGAGCTTGTTGTTGGCGGAGGCGGCTAGGATTATGGGAGGTAATACAATCATTTTGCAACCATCAAAAGAATTACTACAGCAGAATTATGATAAACTCATATCATATAACATACCGGCTACCATCTATTCCGCCTCCTGTGGCAAGAAAGAGCTGTCTAACATGATATACGCCACGTTAGGATCTGTCAAGAAAGTTATTGGTCAGCTCAAGGAAATGGGGATCATAAATGTGTTGATAGATGAGGCTCATGCCGGATACAGTCCTGAGGACGGCAGTGAGTTCATGACATTCATGAATGAGCTGAAGCCGAGAAAGGTGATAGGGTTTACAGCCACGCCATGTAGACTTAAAAACATGTCGATAGGACAGATATCATATTCCCAACTTAATTTCATCACTCGTATGAGACCGGTATATTTCAAGAACCTGATTCACGTGATACAGGTAGAGGAGATGATAAGGCAAGGATTTTGGACACCTCTTAAATATGAGACATGGGATTTCAATGGAGATGCTCTTAAACTTAATTCTAACGGCTCCGAATATACGGCTGAGTCAATTAGTGAGGCGGTGAGAAAAAATGGCTTAAACAACCTTATTTTACGCCGATTAATGATATTAAAGAATAGCTGTAAGTCTATATTGGTATTTATGGATTCTGTTGAGAGCTGCAATACGGCCGCCGAATGGATGAATGCTAAGATATGCGCTGGCATGGCGGAGGTGGTTCACGGAGGTACGCCAAAGAAACAACGGGAGGCTATCGTCGAGAGGTTTAAGTCGGGTAAGACGAGGGTAGTGTTCAACTATTCCGCCCTTGGGACGGGATTTGATCACCCCGGACTGGACTGTGTGGTATTCGGTAGGCCTACGTTCTCGTTCTCTACATGGTATCAAGCCCTTGGTAGAGCCGTGAGAATCAAGGATGGGAAGGATAGTGCGATGGTGGTTGACTGCTGCGATAACTCTTCGAGATTCGGCGATATACGGGGTCTAAGTATAGAGAACTACAAGGGATATGGATGGGGAATGTTTATTGGTGATAACCTAATTACCAATATACCGATGGGAGATAAGGTGACGAAAACGGATCTGGATATCAAGGCCGCCAAGAAAGACCGAAGGAGAGGACTGGCGCAAGGCATAACCGCAGCCCCTATCCCCGGGAGACCACCCCATCCCCTTGGCTCTACGGTAATGACATTCGGGAAATATTGTGGGTGGATGTTGCATTCGATCCCAGTATCGTACTTCAAATTCATAAACGAGATATTTGACTGGGATAATGATAGGAACAAGGATATAAAAGAATACATAGATTTTTTAATCAAAAACAATAGATTATGACAGGATGTATATATCATGAGGCTGATCTTGACGGAGTAATGTCAGCGGCTATAGTAAAAAAGTATTTCAAAGGGGACATTGATCTTCTTCCTTACAATTACGGCAAGGAAATACCTGACGTGAATAAATATGATAAGGTGTTTGCAGTTGACGTGTCATTTGGAAACAGAACAAGATTCCTTTTCGATGAGTGGAAAGAGAAAGGTATAGATGTCGTATGGATAGACCATCATAAGACCGCCATAGACGATATGAGGGATTACGAGGTAAAGGGCAAGAGACGTATCGGAACGGCGGCTTGTGAGCTTACGTGGGAATATCTTTTCGATGATATCGAAACCCCTGACGTGGTAAAATTATTGAGCGCTTATGATGTATGGGATCATGATCGCTTCGAATGGAGTGATGTCATGGCGTTCCAATACGGGATGAGAGGATATTGTGGTCTTGACGTGGATATGGCGGCAAGGGCCATGGATGGCGATCATGACTTCATATATGACATGATAAGGAACGGGGAGGCGATACTGGAGTATATCGTTGAGAAAAACAGGGGCGAGATAAATATATTCTCATTCGAGGCTGATGTATTTGGGTACAAGGCTATATGTATGAATACCACGGAGTTTAACTCTACTACATTTGAATCTATGTATAACCCTAAAAGACATGATCTGATGATGCCATTTTGCTGGAACGGAAGATTCTTTAGATGCTCGTTCTATACCACCAAAGAGGAGGTGGATGTCTCGGTGCTGGCACGCAAGGCCAATCCCGGTGGAGGCGGTCATAAGGCGGCTGCCGGCTTCCAACTTAGCGTGGAGGATATGATGGGATTCTTGAAAGAGAGGAGGATGTGATATGGTAGGATTGATATCTATTATTATAATAATAGTAATCTCCTTTGTCATGATGATGGAGGGATGGGAAAAATATGATTCACAAAAGTTTTACACAGGGCTGCTTGTGATAGGTATAAGTATCATAATGATATTTCCAGTAATGCAATATAATATGGAGAATATGAAAAACGTATGCAAATTCAAGAAACTTAACGAAATGAAGCTAGATGATTACGGCTTCGGTTTATTCGAGTACAATGGCGTTCTTTATTTCAAGGAGGCAGAGGGTGAGAGATGCTTTGATGTAAGAAGCGGGAACGAGGTTATTATCGGGAAAGATAAAATTGTAACGGCCTTGGAGGATTGATCATGAGAAAACTTGACGACACTAACAGGACAAGAAAGAAAAACGTACGGCACTCGTGGGTAAAGGCGGGGCCGGGGATCCAACGCTGCGCTATTTGCGGAATTACGAAGCAAAGCGAGTGGAGAGACGGGAAGACCTCGCATTGCGTATATCTATCATCTGGTGAGCTTTATTCTATGACAGGAGAGACACCGGAATGCAGGGATCTTAGTGAATTTTATTAATAAAACAAAAAGGAGTTTGAAATGAAAGAGGAATTTAGCAAATACGACAAGGTTGTTTATGATGGTGAGGTATTTGAGGTACTTGAAACCGCCGACAATACGGGGATAATGAAAATAGAACCGTTATTTGATGAGACATATAAATTTATTTGGGTTGATGAGGAGATGGTTGTCTCGTTAAGCAGGGCTATCAAGTTAAGGCTTATTGATGATGAGACGGCAGATGAGGCGATGAATTTCGGGAAGCCAAAAATAGGAGACGCGGTGGTGGAAAGCGGACCGCTTGTAGGGAAAGACGGCAGCGGCAAGGACGACCGGGCCGACGGCAAGCTTCGGTGGGATCTCCTTCCTTTGGCTGAGATAGAGGATATCGTGAGGGTATATACGGAGGGGGCTAAGAAATACGCCGACAATTCATGGCAGAATATACCTGATGGATTTGAGAGATATAGAGCGGCTTTACTTCGCCATATGACGGCGTACATGAAAGGCGAGAGATATGATAAGGAGACAGGGCTGATGCATTTGGCACAAATTTGTTGGAACGCCATAGCGTTATTATATTACGATAAACATAACAAAGGGTTAATAGAATGGAAGGATCAGGAGAAATAATAGTAGACGAGAAATTAAAAGCTATTGACAAAAGGACTGGTAGGTACATTAATGTGATCGCACGTACTATTGACAATGGTACTTCATTCCCGATAGTTAAGTACCTTGATAAGAATCGTAAGGAGCTGAATTATGATTGTGTAAGGCATCTTAATTTTGATATAGACATAGATTGGGAGTTGAGAAGATATCAGATCGTAAAAGATTTATTGTCCAACGATTTCGATGGGAGGAGGTTGAGTGTAGATGAGGTAGATAACGCTATATTTACAGCGGATTTAATTATTAACAAATTAAAAACTATTTAAAAATGGTAAGAATTGATTTTTTCACGAAGAAAGACGCTGAGTACAGCGATTACATGCGATATATTATCGCCAACACGTTACAGGAATATGAGGGTGAGGTCACGTTAAACCAGATCCCGGAGAACAAAGCCACGGATGAGGAGATATCCAAGTACGGTATAGAGGTATATCCTACTATTATCGTCAGTGGAGATAATATGGATGGCTTTAATAAACTTGAGGGGATGTGCAGAAAGGCTGATCTTATTAACGTCATGTCATTATACGATAAGAAATAGGCTCATGACGCTAAGTGATAAATATTTTGGCTGGAAAGATATATTCTTTGACAGGTTCGTGCATTGTTGTAATGAAAAAAGCGGTCAACCACAAGGGAGTAATATACCTCTAGCCAAAATAAACTTCGATAACAAGACAGGATATGTGGAGGACGGGACTATTAATATAGCCGAGCTTCTTCAATATCTTTGGATAAATAATAAGGTCTATAGGTGTGAATATGCGCCCATAGATATATCTTCCGCCTTGCAAACATTGATCAGATTGACCGAGAACGCTAAACATATGTTTGAGGATCAACCGGGTGTATATGACATGATCCCATATAGAGGTTTTTTCCTTAGAGATGACTTTTCATCCGGGAAAGATTATTCACTTGATTTGGATAAAATAGTGAGCGGGATGGGAGGATGGTATGGGGAGGATGAGGATCCATGCTACTCGATGTTCGTCAGCCAAGATCAGATATGGAACTTGAACCCGATATTGAAGGTATTAGCTGATGAAGGATCTATTCTAGCCAAAGAACTTGGGTATGATATGAACTCATATGTCAGCGATAATGGATACACGATATACAACCCCTACCTCTCGTGGATTAATCATTACTATCATTATTGCCCGACATTTAATGAGGATAAGCTGAAACCTTGGGATAGGGTGGAAGATAGAAAGAATAAATTCAAGATGACGGATAAGGTCAAGAGAGGCGCCAATAATTGGTATTATTCAGGCGGGACTATATCTTGTGTGGATAATTTCTTGGGGAAAGAATACAGGAAAAATCTCCGAACCTTCATATATCGTGGAATAGTATTCTTTTTAGATCGGATATGGCATACACCATTGTTTGAGAAGATGGGCGTGAAAATGAAGTACAACGCTTATTATTGTTATGCCGCTACCTCCGGTATTTGGTACAATAAAGGATTCAAGAAAAGGCTAGCCAAGAGGTTTAACAAGTCGCTGGGCGGCGACGGGGAGCTGTTCGGGGCTAACCTAGCCTGCATGGTATGTGACCGTAAGGATATCGATTGGGAGGCGCTTCGTCTTTGGCTTGACAAATACGATGATCCTACTGATAAGGGCATGGTGAATAGCCCTATTCAATTTATGTATTTATATTTATATTACACTTTTAACAAATAATTTGAGAACACAATTGCAACGATATGATCATAAACAAGACATGGTCAATGCCGAACAGCGAGACATTCAGCATAAAACCGATAAGGGAACTTATAGATAAATATCGAGAAGAGGGGATGGTTATAGTGGATCCATTCGCCAGAAACAGCGATATAGGGACGATAACCAACGATCTTGATCCTGAGACTAAGGCTATGTATCATAAAGACGCCACGGACTTCTTGTGTCATCTTGATGATAATATAGCTGATATGGTACTATATGATCCACCATATTCCGCTAGACAGGTGTCCGAGTCATATAAAAGGCTTGGAGAATCTGTTAATATGCAAACAACACAATCCAGTTATTGGGCTAAACAGAAGAAGGAGATAGCTAGGATCACCAAGAAAGGCGGGGTGGTCATTACCTGCGCGTGGAACTCCGGCGGTATAGGGGCAGGGCTTGGCTTCGAGCAGCAGGAGATTCTTCTCGTGGCTCATGGGGGATGGCATAATGATACGATTGTTACTGTAGAAAAAAAGATCAAAGGTTAGATGAAAGAAAGGATATTCACCACAAAAGAACAGGGGAGGGTGCTGGTTGAGGCCGGCCTCCCTATCTCCACCGCCATCGGTTTCAGAGACAAGTATCTGGATCAATTACATTCTATGGAGGATGACGCTGGTCGTATAGGACTGATCGAGGCCGTTACCCCGGATATATACAACCCTGTTTGGGATGTAGGGACGTTACTGAATTTACTCCCATATGAGATAGAGGGTTGTACATTAGAATGTTATAAGCTAGAACATGCATGGTCTGTAACGTATAGAGATATAGATGAGATCCCTATGTATTGGAGTAGCGAGAAACTTCTTGTAGACACATTGTTTTCGATGATGATGGAATTACTTAAACATAAGATTATATGAGCATAAAGCAAATAACAAAATTAAGGTACAAAACGAAAGATAAGCCTCCTATGGAAGGTGTTCCTCTTTTAGGATACAACAAAAGATATGACTGTCCGTGGACAGTAGTGTACAGAAGCAAAGACAAGTACTACACTTGTATGAAGTACGACACCGAATTTGAAACATATCCACCGGAAGAATACGAATATCTATATCCATGAGAACATGAAACAAGTAACAAGAATAAGATACAAAACGGGGGATAATCCGCCTATGGCTGATGTCCCTCTTATAGGATACAGCAAAAAATACGACTGTCGGGTAGCGTTAGTATACAGAAAAGGGAATAACTATTACACCAATATGGAGTGCGATGTTGAATATAAGACATCCCCTCCAGATGAGTACGAATACGTATATCCGTGAGAACTAGAAGGGATATATTTATATTTAAGCATGATTAATATTATTTTAATATTATTCATGCTTTTATTTTTGTTTAAATTGTATTTTTGTATCAACATTAAAAACCAGATTGTTATGAACAAATTGATCTTGAACGATATCCAAGACCTGTGGAGGTGGAGGGAGAAGATAAACATCGATGACCTCAAAGAGGATCCTATGGCTGAGGACATGCCGTTATATTTCCCGTGCGCCGTCGTATGGCATGAGAAACATAATGATTGTATATGCTACGGATTTGTTTATGTAGCAGAAATATTAGGGATATAAGCATTAAAAAACGAATAATTTTAACAACGTGAGCAAATTACTATTTTTCGATTTAGAGACAACCGGGGTTAAGTTCTGGAGAAACGGGATACACCAAATAGGAGGGATCGTGGATATCGACGGGCAGGAGGTCGAGAGGTTTGACATCCGCCTATCCCCGAACCCTGCCGCTACGATAGAGCAAGAGGCACTGGACGTGGCCGGCGTTACCTTGGAGCAGGTGCAGTCGTATCAGCCTATGGAAGAAGGGTACAGGCAGTTAGTTGGTATATTATCCAAATACGTGAATAAGTTCGACAAGAGGGATAAAATGTATTTGGTGGGGTATAACAACGCCGGATTCGACAACAACTTCCTACGGACTTTATTTACCCAATGTGGGGATAAGTATTTCGGATCATGGTTCTATCCTAACTGTATGGATGTATATGTTATGGTGACACCATTCCTGATGGGTGTAAGAAACGATATGGAGAACTTTAAGTTGATGACCGTGGCTAAGACCATGGGTATTGAGATTGATGAGAATAAACTCCATGACGCTACTTATGATATTGAGCTGACTAGGGATATATTTTATAAGATAATCAACAAAATGGATGTTAAGTTATGAGGGGAATTTTAGAGGCTATGCATGATTACCCGGATGAGGCGCTTGGGTTGTGTTTCTTTCTGATAGTGATTGTCTGGTTATTGTCAGGTGTATTTGAGAAAAAAGATGAATGATAAACTCGATAAGATACTGGATCTTCTAAGATCTCAAAATGAGATGATTAAGGATATTCACGATTATGTGAAAGAAGTTACCAGCGAGAAGTATATAGGAGAATCTAGAATGACAAGCTTTTCTATTAACTTGGCCGCTGATATACTTACCGAAGCCATTAGCCCTAAGATAAAAGGGATGATGGTGGATTTATTAAGGAAACAGGGATGGAAAACCGAATGAGACATGGGAACATATGAGAAGAAGGTAAATCAGTTAAAAGATTTGATGGTAAGGAAATACAAATCGGCTTACGACAAGTCAAAAGGAATAGATATAGATATAAGCTCAATAATGTATCTCCCAGTACCAAATGAATTTAATGATATGGATATTGAGAATATGTATGTTATTCTCGATAAGATTAAAGATATTATAGATAACAACAGGGATAAGCTCAAGAATCCGACTTGCGGCACATGCGTACATCTGCATGATAATGAATGGGCGAAAAGATATGGCAAGGTATGTTGTTCTATTTGGCAGGTGTGTGACCATTATATAAACCCTAACAGGAAACATAATAGGAAACAAACAACATACGTAAGGCGTCCAAGCAACAAAGCTTGTCCTAATTATGAGTATGGTGATGATAATTTTGAAAACAGAAGAAGATGTATAAAAGAAAAGAATACCCAATAAAGAGCTATGTGCCGATGCGCACCAACAAGGATAGGACGTGTATCTGCTGTGGCGATACGATCCCAGCCGGCAGCAGCAGGATGATACCTAGACACGCCAAGGCAAATCATAGTCTATGTTTCCCGTGCTTCAGGAAATGGAAAGATGTTGGAGGAGATCTTAAGCTTATGGACAACCCCGGAGATGCGAAGAAAGAATATGTCATACATATGTCTAATATCCTGAAAGGGAATTGTGATATAATAAAAGGTCGAAAGCTTTACGTGGCTTTTAAAAAGGCGATAAACGGCGGAAAGAAGATCGTTATCAAATTTGACACTGATCAACCGATATCTATGTCAACAAGAGTCATGAATCCTTCATTCGGGGAGATTATGGATGAGTACGGCAAGGACATATTCCAAGGTAATCTCAAACTTGTAGATGTCCCAAAAGGAGTTAAAGACTTGATAGTTAACTATATAGAAAAATATCGTAAATCATGAATATAAAAACATTTATATACATGATCCTGACATTCAGGAGAGTAGATCCTATACCTAAGAATATAGGTCTTATGTTAAGTACAACGTTCTGGATATCTATAGTATGGATAATATCCAACTTTACTATATTGATAATGAGATTAATAAAATAGACAAGATGAAACAAGGGGACGTGATATACAAGAATGGCGTGGAGCTGCTTGTGGTATTAAGCTACGATCATAATGAACCATGTAGGGGATGCTTCTTCTACAAGGATAATAAATGTGGATCAGAAAGACTGATAAAATGCTGGGATTGTAAAAAGGAATATATATTCACGGCTATACGTAAATATAATACGACTGAACTGTGCGGAATAGTAAAAAGATATGAGGAGACGTGATATACAAGAATGGTATGGAACTGCTATGACAAAAATTAAAGCAAGTATTATTATCCTATCTCTTATCATGATAGGATGTAAAGATAAAAAAGAAGAAGATGTTGATTGTTATCCTAAAACTGTTTATGTGGATAATAGGGGTAATAAGGCAACCATGTTGAATGATTCTATTTTAGTAGTATGCACATGCCTAGAGTACCCAGAGAAGTATAAAATGGAGGTAATTAATATAAAGAACAAATAGATGGTTATAAATGACAAGCAACTTTACAAAATAACCCTAACAAGGGAGCAACTGATGTTGATCTCACAATGCGTGGAAGACATCAGTAGATTTGCGGTGGGTGACATGAATCTACAACATACGACAAGTACGTTGATAAATGATATGGATAGGACGGAATCGCTGGGGATAAGAAGCTTTATAGTCAATAACTCACGAGCGATAAGAAGAAGGTTGTTCCCAGATCTTGAGGATTTTGAGCATATAGGGTATGATGGAGGCAGTAAGGATAAGATAAATAGGAAGAGACTTATCGGTAACACCTACCAGATATATAGGTCGATATTACATCAGTTGGCCATTGACGAGAACTGGAATAACGTGTATAGTGATATCACGTTACCTTCAGGTGATATGGGAACAATTAAAGTGGAGAGGATTGACAATGATAAGGATAACGACATTTAACGATACTAAAATATGAGCTTATTTGTATGCGCTAAATGCGGTTGTGTCGATAATACCGCCACGTCTAGTTACTGGATGTTGACAAACGAGTATATGGTGGACAAATTCGAGTATGCCAAGGAACTACAGCCGTACAAGGGGATGGGGCTGTGCAGTGAATGCGGGAGGCTGGCTACCAGCCCAGACGGGCGTGATGTCGTGGTACCCGGTAAATGGCACGGGAAGTTCCCGAAGAAGAAAGCTACCGAAGAGCAGTTAAAGAAAATAGGATATAAAAATTTGATAAGATGAATAAGACGAATAAGGTAAGAAAGGGAGAAGTTAGAATATACGGAGGAAAGACATACGTGGCTATTCCGGAGATAAAAGAAGATCATTGTGCAGGATGGTGTTTTTATAACGAGGGATGTTGTTCAATACGTGACTTTGATCATATCGATTTCCCTGATTGCCATAATAGCGGTATGATCTGGATGCAAAAAGAAATTAATATGAGCGATATCAAAGAAAAGGCTATCAAATTAGCCATAGATGCCATGAAGCCCATACCGATATGCTCATCACCATGCTACAATATAAGTGATAACAGATCGCCGGAGGAAAAGCATGAGGAGGAAATGAGGTTCTGTAAGGATCTCAACGACCTTAGATGTGAGATGCTTATTGATATGGCTAAGAAAATAGAGGAGTATTTATCATAAGAGGTGATATGAAAAAAAATAATAGGAATAGATTTCGATGGGACATGCGTGACAGACTTATACCCTTACGTAGGAGACAATATCGGAGCCGCTAGCGTATTGAGAAAATTGGCTGATAAGAATCTTCTGATATTATATACGGTAAGAGATGGTAAATATCTACAGGATGCCGTAGACTGGTTTAGATACAATCATATTGATCTGTATTCGGTAAACTACAATCCTGAGCCAGTATCATCATCACCAAAAGTGTATTGTGATTATTATATAGATGATAGGAATATCGGCACTCCTCTTACGGATAAAGGATATGTGGATTGGGATAAGATGCTGGTGTTATTAAGACAAAATAATTTATTATAAGATAGGTAATTATATATCATTTAAATTTTGAATCATGAAAAAGTGTAAATTGTTAATAACAGATTTAGATGGGACACTGATTGAGACGGTATCAGGGGATACATTCCCTAAAGGTATATGGGATATGAAAATCAAACTCGACGTGTTTGAGGCTATCAAAAATTACGCTCCTGATGATATACTGATCATATCAAATCAAGGAGGCATAGAAAAAGGATTCGTAGACAGAGAGATGTTTGAGTATAAATTCGATTACATATCAAACGCCTTGGAAGATTACACGGATATATCCGTAAGCGCTTATTACTGTGACAGCAATAATAAGCGCAATGCCAATAGGAAGCCAAATACAGGGATGATAAAGCAGTATATGGATTTCGTAGAATACATGAACGATGATGAAGATGAGGAAGAAAAGATCGTATACGATACTATCTTGATGATCGGGGACGCTTCCGGAAAAGAAGGACAGTTCTCCGACTCCGATAAGAAGACGGCGGAAAACTTCGGGTGCGAGTATATGGATGTGGATGATTTTGTGTATAAATATAATAACCGATAACGAAAATAAGAAGGATAGGATGATAATTTCCTATCCTTCTACTATCTTAATCAAATATCTTACCCCCGAAAGAGATGAAAGACTCTCTTGATTGAGGTTTGTTCTTGATATTATATAACGTTTTCTCAAATCCCTTCCTAGTCATATAAACCGTATTCCTGATCCCGGTATCCGTATTGTATCTGTAATGCGCGTAACCCTTCTTCATAACATTCTCTGTCAATATCCATTCTCTCTTATTCTTGTAAAAGAAACCTTGCTCTTGTAAAAACTCTCTTAGAGATCTTTCCGCTATATCACATCCATGAGACTCAAGTTCTCTCCTAACATCACGAATCAACATATCATCACCTTTGTCATTGGCCATAATAGCTGTTTCGGCGAATCCTACCTTAGGGGCTTGTTCTTTAATAATGTTATCGGATATCATCTTAGCCTCCTCCGCTGCTTTCTTGGCTTCAGCTAATGTCTGTTTTTCTTTCTCAGATGCTAATAACGCTTCTAATGCTTCTATATAATTATGTGGAAGGTTCTTTTCTACAGATGCTTCCGTTTTATTTAAAGCATTTGCTGTGCCGTGAAATACGCTTCTATATACATCAAATACTCGTCTTTCTTTCCTTGCTATTAAATATTCCATGCAAGATACAGATATCATATATACAATTGTTGGTCTTCCCCCGGTAGGGTTTTTACCATTTTTGGTAAAAACTTTATAATCAATATCTTTAATAAACCCATTATCACCAGTAAGAACCCTAACAGCCTTACCCTTATCAGAATATATCAAAGGCCAAACCTCATCTAGGTTAACAGGGAAATCCTCTCCGGATTTAACTAACTCAAGAACCTTCTCGAAATACGATCTGATAGATAAATCATCATTCAAAACAATATTACACATGATATAAAAAATAGGCCCAAAAGGAGATGTCGGATCTCACCTCGACAAATCCTAATGAGCCAAAAATATCTTACACATTGAATGACCTTGAAGTGAGATCCCGTCATTCATTGTTTCATAATGCAAATATAGCCAATCAAATTGTCTTAAACAATTGACTGGCTATTTTTTTTTTCGTCATACTATATCAGTTATCTTCCCCTGTCAAAGTACCAATTAGCGTCCTCCCCAGACTCGTCCTTATCCCTGCCTCCTAAGAAGAATCCCATCGTCATGCCGTTGGTCATCAACCAGTAGTCGGATGTCTGCTTAATATCCCTAGCCGTCTTGATATTATACCATTGCTTACCGAACGAGAATTTCATGAGCTGCCTCCATAGCTTGCTCTCTCCCTTATACACGCCGGTCTGGACGGTAGCGAACGGATCCCAGTTTCGAGGATCGGTGAGATCGCCTAACTTTCGGGCGGTAACCAGCGGATCTTGCAGCATATCTATGGCGTTAAGCTCCATGAACGGGGATGTCTGGGAAGCGATCTCATTGATCGTCCTGAACCCGATATAGGTAATGAACTGCCCGAACCAGCTATCCTCATTATCCTCCCTATATCCCATCAAGGCCCTTCCTATGGCCATCATCGTGGCGAATACCGCCATATTGATAATAGATCTCTTGATATTAACCTGCTCATAAGGTGTAAGCTTGTCATATTCCTCTTTAAGCACGTCATACACCTCTCCCATACGACCCTCGGACATTGAGCCATAAACATTCCCAGCCAATCGCCATAATGTCCTCATATATCCTTCCTCGAATTGGTTGGTCTGAAAATTGAAACCGGCTTTCTTATATGCCCGCTGCACGGCCAATATAAACCATCCACGATGAGGCAGCACCATATTAAGGATAGCGTTCCGGCTAGCCCCCACCCGGTTCTGCTCGTTCAAGGCGCCGTCGCAGATCTGCACCATGCTCCTGACCCTGCTGGACAAGGTAGGTATGTATCTGTCTATAATATCCTTGTTAGCCTCGTTCTTAGCCACGATCTTTCCATCCTTGACATCTACCATGTTCCACATAGAATAATCCCTTAAACGCTCCCAATCGCGTTTAGCCTCGTTAGCGGACATATTCCTGTCCTTCATCATCATCTCCTTGAAATTGGAGTATGACCAGAACTGACCCTCGTATAGGCGGGTATCATCCATGACCGAGATAATAACCTGCGGATCCAACGGGGAGTTAAGAACCTCCATCATCTTAAACGGCAGATCCCGGAATAAGGTTCTCCAGATCTTGTTGTACGCCGCCGATCGTACACGGTTGCGGACATTGAATACGCCTAGAGCCTCTCCAACGACATATAGCTTGTTGGTGCGGTTTATATCCCCGATCTCCGACACGTACGTACTCAACTGCTTCTGGGCTTCCCCATAGGCGTATTTCATGGAATCCTTGCTTATATACTGCCCTACCATACCCTCCAAAAGGAAGTTGGCCTGCCCGGTAAGGGCGCCGGTAGCCGCGACGAACGGGGAGAAGCCTAAGTTGGATTTGGATACGAATTTAGTAAACATAAGAGCAAGCTTATTAAGATCTACCTTATAATTGCCTATATTCCATTCCGCCCGCTTATTGTTTATCCTGACGTCATAGATACTGGCGTTAACCCAGTCCTGAAACATTCTATAGGCGTGAGTGGCCTCCGGGTTCTTGCCTCCGTCGTATTGTATCTCAAGCATCTTATTCCTATATCCCATAACATCATCCAAGGCCGCCCTCTTATACTTGTAAGAGGTCGCTTGTAAGGATAACATGGAATAGGAGTAGGCGAAGTCATGGGACACGTCATCGGCGTTCTCCAACTTACTAAGATAGTATTTGGGGATCATACGATATTTGTTATCGTTCTCATCAATCCCTCCTAGGTCTTGCCCCTGACCATGTATAGGGTCATCCACCCTCTCGCCAACGATATCACGTACGGCGTTGCCGATGGCCGCCTTCGGGTCAACCCCGGCCTGCACCATCCTCTCCACGCCACCCTTGGATATTTGTGGTATCTGGTAGATGTTCCTGAACCGCTCGTCATAATCCTCCATAGCCTTACGGCTTATGTTAAGCAATTCCTTCCTCATTTCCCACTTATCCTTATTGATCGTAGCTTCCTCCCCTTCGTTGGTAATACCGTATTTCTTGAAAAAAGCCTCGTTCTTGTACTTATCGAACCTAGGCGTATGATATCCATAACCCAGATCGGGATTATAATTAGGATTCCGGAAGGAACTCTCGAAATCAGCCTCATCTAACCATTGGTTGTTGATCGACAAGTCAATCATATTAATATCGAAGCCGAAACGGGACACGCTTTCTTCTTTGGATATACCGCTTTCCATGGCGTCAAAAAAGTCCGAAACCTTATACGTGCCGTTATTTATCTTCCTGACAAAATCAGAATACCCTTTGGGAGAGTATTTTCTCATATAAGGATATAGTCGGGTTCTGGCGTACTCAATAAGTATACTATTAGCCTTACCCATAGCTATATCATTAGCCAGCTTATCACTTAAATCAGGACCGTATTTTTTTCTAAGGAACGTTGTCTCCACGGTCGTCCATGACGGGTTCTTCCTAGATAGCTTAGCGGCCATCCTATCCACCTGACTCCGGGAGCGGGCAGACATATGTTCCTTGGCGAATTTAATCTCATCCATACCCTTGTCGTATGCCATGGCATCCCTTAAAGCGTTACGGTAAGAATCCGTGACTCCACTCTCCACCGTATCAGGCATATCCATCTCAATAGTCTCAGCGGAAGCGGCGGCGTTAATAACGCTCTTAGCCTCAGCCAGACGATCATATAACTCGTTTATCTTTCTTAATGAGGCGGATCCACGTAACCTATCGAAATCATATTCCCCGTATCTCGTGCTATCCCGGTACTGGATAAGCAAGGGCCTTAGCTGGTCATTGATCTCGTTTATTGTCGCCATCGCCTCCTTTACCTTCTCTATCCTTGATGATGATACAGATTGCTCCGTGATCTTATCAACCAGATTCTCGTAATAATCACCCTCCTCGGATCCCCACATATCCTTGGAGAAGCCAAGATGACCGCCAGCTAGCAGGAACTCAAACGCCGCCTTGCCGCCCTCGGACCGCTCTATCCCACGAAGTATCTCCTTGAACTCGGCGGAAGCCTTACGACCCTCGTTGGTATTCCCGAACTCCTCGGCCCATGCCTCGTCCCAGGCCTTGATCTCCTCGGACATCATCAGAGCCTCTGATCCCTCTTCCTTTGGTGTCCCATCGGAATACCACTCGCTCTTAGCTATAGCCCTGTCACGTAAAATATCCAGATAAGATCTCCAAGCTATAGGATCGGATTGAAACGCCTTCCAATCGACCTTCCCGTTCCTCACGAACTTATCCATAGCCACATACCGGCTCCTGCGGATACGGGTCATGAAATCGGACGTGGCTTGCGATACCCTACGACCCAGTCTTTCCTCGACCTTCTTATTAACTTTCTCGATCTTATCGTAATAAGCCTGCACCATAGGTTTCTCTCGGTTCTCATCCAACCACCTATTTATCGCGTCGAGATATCGTTGCTGATCCTCGAACGTCATGTCCGAGATATCAAAATTCTGGATGGTAGGTTTGAATACATGATATACCTCCTTCGTAATAGGCTTATCCCCATCATATCCTACGATATCGTCACGAGTCTTCACCTTAAGGCCTCTATCGGATAGAAGAAGGTCGATAAGTTGTTCCTCGGTCTTACCCGTAACATTCTTAAGATCATATATATCGATAATAGCCTTAGCCTGCTCGGTCCTGAGCAGTAAATCGTATTTGGCGAAATCACGGGACGAGTCAAGGTAATCCGAGTTCTTCCCATTTATCTTCTGTATAAGATCCTCATTATCCTTTATCCCCCATCCACGCTCTTTCATCATCCTAGTCATCTTATTGATATTAGATATACCTTCGGTATGGGCTTCATTATGGGCCTTGGCTAGACGTTGGCCTAACATACCTAAAATAGCGTTACCACTATGCTCCAGCGTACCAAAGAACCGGGACATGACATTGATATCCTTATGGATGTTATTTATCAACTTCTTTATCCCATTCCAATATCTTTCCGGGATATTAAACATCCTGAGCTGTCCATCCAGCCAGTCCTCATTACGATCACTTCGAAGAGCATTTATATCAGACATGGATGTCTCAGCCATACGTAATATATCATCCATATCCTCTACCATGCCAACCTTATTGCTGCCATAATAATCAGCCGCCTGATTATTGACGAATCCACGAAGGTTCCTGATCAGAGGAACTATCTCCCCATATACGTTATCGATAACCTGTATCGTCTCATAATCCAATCCTTTTTCGCTCTTACGTAGGCTACTGGCGACAGTGACCAAATACTCCACCTCAGCCTTGGCGGTCGCTATGACGCTCTTGGTGGATAATAGGTTGTTATTCTTATTTAGCTCACCCCCGACTTGTCTTACCTTCTCGCCTATATCACGTAGAAGGGAGATGCTTTCCCCGATCCTCTGGCTTTGGCTTGACCTCATCCTCTGCAATCTGGTATATAGTCTTTCCAATGACCTACCGTTCTTGATCAGCTTATTAGCCACATCAACATCCGATAATGAGTACATGAGATGGTCGCTATCCTTTAACAGAAGCACGTCAAATGCGCTTGGATCATCAGCTAACGCCGACTCCTTTATCCTATCAAGAACCTTATTCAAGTCTGATCTTTGAGTAGAGAAGAAATTCCGTATAGCCCGGATTATCCTGCCAAACAAGGAGAGCTGGGCGTCCTCGGACGAGGCCAGATCCTCCACCGCCTGTTCCATACCCGGGACGAACCGCTGGGCCAACGTCTTGCCTAGGATTTCCCGCTTCACCATCCGATCCAGTTCCTCCCCTTGGTATTCCTTCCCATACACCTCATAGTAACGACCGGCGAATTGATTCCATAATGGCGTGCCGACAACAGAATCCAGAACCTCGTCAATCTCCTGTTGGTTACGGTAAGTATCGATCAAGAAATGGGCTACCTCCTCATTAAGATCCTCTACCGTAGCTCCCTCAGCCAAGGCGATAACCCCATTGGCCATATCGGACAAGGCTCTAGCCGAAGGCTCGACACCATTACGCATCTTATACTTATCCATATACTCAGACATACCCATCACCCGAATACCTAACGTGGATAAGATGTTGGTGATATCAGTCCTGTTCTGAAGATCCTCCGCCTTCTCGTTCTCAATAACCCCACGGACATTACTTCCGTACAAGGCGTTATCCTCCATCATCAACGACAAGGCTAGCTCCATGAACCCATCATACTTATCGTTAAGCTCCTCAAACTTACCTTGCCTTAACATGCCCTTGATCTCCGATCTGCTTACCGTAACCTTCTCCCCTGATGTCGTGATAAGATCAAGATCATTACTTACCTCCGTATCAAAACCTATAGAACCCAATACGTTCATTTCGGAGGACTGACTTCCAAACCTATTCCTTAGCCTAGACAAGGCATCCATAGCGTTATAGATCTTAAGACCATCAGAATTACCGGCACCGGTAAGATAATACCTATCCCCTAGCCTTATACGCTCCCCGCTCAACAGACCTTTCTTGATAAGGTAATTGACAAACCCTCCACGGGTACTTATATTAGAATCTGAGCTGATGCCAAGGACCGGGATGAACGAATCACTGTTGTTAAGGGTTATGGAGGACGAGCCAAAGGAGATGTCAGCCGTACCGGACGGGACGTCGCTCTCCTCGACACTGCCGGCCAAGAACCCGGCCTCGATCCGCCCGCCGGACGAGCCTTTTATGGCGTTGGCGTAAGAGTCGTATATCTTGCCGTCATCCGATTTAAAGAACAGGCGAGGCTCACCGGAATCATACACCAATCTTGAAGATGGGGGCGTATAATCTTCAATATCATTTAACGGCAAGACATTACCAGAAAATATGATCTCCCCATCTATATTTCCGCCCTTCACCCTGATATTAGGTCGTTGACCGGTAAAAGCGCTTTCCACGGCCTTCCATAACATACGGGCTGTCTCCTTAATATCTATATTCTCCCTGATAGCCCTTATATCATCCCATGACGCCTCTTTCAGTATCGTATCGCCAATATTATCCTCGTTTATGGAATCCAGATCCACCTCCTGTACCGTAGATGTATCTACCACAGCCATATCATTGACATCACCTACCTCTCCGGAGGTAAGATAAGCCACGACACTGTCGCTATTCCCGAGACTTCTGGCCAACGCCGGGGCATCCATATCGCTTATGGCGGACAAGACCTTGGCTGACATAAGCTGCCCCCACTCGCTAGCGTTAAGTTTGGCACTTATGGATCTGGCCGCCTCCTTATTCCTTGGTGCGGATCTCGTCCAGTCTCCAAACTTGGACCTGAACTTATCGTTATAAATAGTCATATAAGCTTCAGCGGCCTTATTAAGGTCACTTACGGCGGCTATACCCGCTATCTTATCGAACAAGGTAGATACCTCGCCGGAAGGGGTCAAGACACGGGTTATCTTACCTTCCTTATTCCTTTTAATTACGCAACTCGACATAACTTCATGTTTTTGACAAAGATAAACAAAAAGCCCCCACAAATAAGCGGAGGCTGATATTCTTATATTCCTTATAGAATTTATGACTTAATCCGTATTCTTGCTATTGATGAACTCACTAACGCAATCACCAGCGAATCCGGCTATATACGCTGCGTGTTCATCCTCTCCAACCTTAAATCCAAGAGACATGTTGCAAAATTGGCATACGCTCATTGCTATATGGAATGACTCGTGACATATATTTCTCATTATTAAATCATCGTCGCTCGAAAAATTCCAAAGTATGGCAAATTTATCATCATCGTCCCTATCCCTTACCAAATTTGCGAAAGACGCCTCCTTGTCCATATCATCCTCATCTCCCCATTTCCCCTCGTGTTCAGGCTCCATATTTTCGAAACGATCACACAATGTCTTATAATCCAACCCAACCGTGATAATCAAATCCAACGGATATATCACGAAATCAAATTTCTTTTCTCTCACGTTACTAAAATTATTAATTTTATTTATCAAATTCACATTCGTATCACAAAATGTTTACTCTAACCGGGTTAAACGCCAACCCGCTACCGATTATCCTACTTACGTAAGAATCACCGAATACTTTTCTTCCGATTCCAATAGTTCCGTTAATATCAGCATTTAGCAGCTTTCCAATAGAGCTTTGAAACAATCCGCGTTTCTTTCTTTTGCCTAAGTAAACATCATGCTTTCCCAATTTTTCAAAAGCCAGATGATCCACTTTGGAGGTATAGGATTCCTCGTGGACTTGAAAGTCTATTCCAACCAACTTACACTTATAGGATATCTTTTCAACAAGTTTTGAGAATGGAATCTCAACGAACTTCTGGTTTATCCTCTTCCCTAGATTTACTCCATTCTTCCATCCTTTATTCAAACCCACAACAAGACTTCCGATATTGTTATCGATACAATGGTTAACAATATATCTACTGATCTTATGGATATGATCATCTATCCAAAAATTCCTATAATTATTTAGCTGTCTAAGTCTCCTTGAAGTTCCCTTATCTCCAATGTAAGACATCAATCTAGCTCTCTTCTTATTATACCACTGATTAAAGGACTTGATAATCTTGCCGTTTACAATGAAAGGCTTGATACCTACATCGCTTATACATGAACATAAATTATTCAATCCCAAATCAATCGAAAGAACATTATCCTTATTCAGGTTTAGATCCTGCTCCTTCTTCTCATAAATCACCTCGACCACATAGCATGTGGCTTGAGGGATTATCCTAACCTGACATAATTTGTTATCTCCTATTCTTGTTTTGATTGGTGAAATTATATTTTTGACAAAATGGATGTAACCATCACTCTTAAGCCTGCAAGCAGAAGTCGTAAAGACTACCATATTCTGCTTCTTGCCTCGTTTGTACTTCGGCAATTTTGGTCTTGATAAAAATTTAGAAGGATTCTTCTCATATTCCTTCTTTGATTTCATCCAAGACTTTGTTACCGAAAACACTTGAGCTACGACTTGTTGGGACACTACTGATGGTAGATTCCTAAAATCAACCTGATTCTCCTTACATAATTTAGTAGAAAACTCATATTCATTTATGTAATCTCCGGAAAATATACCTTGTCTGACGTTGAAAAGAACATAATTATACAACAACCCTGATTTGAGGCATACATCCTCAAATCGGTTGTCTTTTATGATATGTCTTTCAACTAATCTCATTTTTAATATCTTATGCCATAAACATAAACATTATTTATGAAATAAATAATTCATTCAACTATAATCCCCTTAATTTTTCTATAACCTCAAAACACATCTTACACTCAATCCTACGATACAACTGCCTTACGCCATCTATCGTAGTCCAATAACGACCACCCTCTCGGTGCAGGAACTCACTCATTACCTTAGTGTCAGCCACATCATGTAGGTCATATGAGTCAAAACATAACTTACATATATCGTCAAGATCAAAATAAGTAACCTTATCATACGATATACAACGGATTTGTCCTCCATCAGGAATCTGAACATCGAAAACATCTATCTTCTCCATATTAAAAAACAGAGGGATGCCGATCCCATCACAGACCGGTATCCCTTATAATAAATTAGCGACGAAAAGCATGGTGATGGACATGCGCCACAAATGTAATTACAAAATTCGTAAAAACAAAATATCAAGGACAATCACCTATGCATTCGCACGGAGCATCGCTTTTCAAAACCCCATACACCCGATTGTCGCTAGTCAGCCATCGTTTGCCGTCACTCGTAATATAAGCCTGCCGGCATCCCTCCTGATTCACCGTGAGCGTCTTCTTAATACCTTTTGGAGTTGTTATCTCCAGCTCAAGAGTCCGATCAAGACCGTTGTTCATCACCGAGCCAAAGGAAACGGGGGCGCTTCCGGCCCCGGACCCCGGGCTGACGGTCAGAGGCTGGTCCGTTACCTCGCCTACCCCGTCCTTCCAATTAATATTCAAATCATTAGCCATAGTTGTATTATTTTTGTTCTATTGCAAAGATAGCAAAACAAATAAACCCCAACCGGCTTTAGTCGATCGGGGTCTGAGTAAGAGAAAAGAAACTGATTATCGTCCCATCATTCTCAATACGGTTCTAGCCGCAGCTTGCGCCCATGTCCAGCTGTCATTAGATGTTACGTTAACCGTCTGTTGAGTACCATTTACATCCAAGTTAATAGTCTCCTTGTCAAGCTCGATAGTAGAGTCTCCAGCGGCTTGCGTTACCGTCACGTTGGCTATCTGGCCACCAGCGGCAGTTACCTTCAATGTAGCTGTCAGTTCCTCGATCGTGACGTTGGCCGGTACGTCCGAGATCGTGATGCTCCAAACGAACTCGCCAGCGGCTCCGGGATCGTCGGCGATAACCGCTCCGTTAGCCGTAGTCTTTCCAGCCGCCGTGTAGTTAGCCGGGAGCTGTAACGTAAGCCCGTTCTCCTTAGCCGGCGTGACCGCGAACGTAAGCTTAGTACTGTTAGACTTACCGGTGATGGTAACATTACCGCCTGTCTTTTGTACGGAAGCGTTAGGGCTGTCTGATCTTACCACCTCAGCAGCCGCTGCCTGATTAACTACCAACGCCTTCTTAGCCCCGCCGTTCGTGGTGACCGTAAGGTTGATAGTGCGTTGAAGACGACCGGTGTGTTTCTCACCGGAGAAATTAACCGCCTGATCTCCTGATCCTGATACCGGGTCGACGGTTACGAAACCAAATTTTTGTGAAGCCATAATCTATTTATTTATAAATGTCATTTTATTATGCCAAAAATAACTTGTATCATATCACAAGCCAAATATAGGGGGGGGGTAGATACGACTAGCCCTGTACAACCTCAACATACAACCCTACTAAGTCCTTTAGATTATGACTAAGAGGAGTTCCGCTATCCCTAGTACACTTATATACATCAGCGTTCTGGATGTAATATTTATCCTTGAATATCTCCATTGGAGGGAAATACGGGATAGGATCCCCTATGGTCCCGGCATGCTCCTTATCAATGACCTTGTATAAGGAAGCCGTATTTAATCCGGGTTCCCATTCCTTTGATAATGTATGTTGTTGAATAACCTCATAAAGGATATCCGTATCGTCCTTCACCACCCTGAGACAGAATCCGGCATCCACCGACAACCCGAACTCCGCCCCTTCTTGTCCCCATATAGGGAATAGAACCTTAACATCCAGTTTCTCATTAGGGGATAAAGATATAGTCTTGTTATTAACCACCATTCTGGAGAATCTGACAGCCACTTTCTGAGGATCGGAGACATCTTTCTCCTTTGCCTGTTGCCGGACATAAGTCATGGTGATATTTACCTTATCTGGATAGCCGGACTGAGCGTCAATAGCCCTCACCTGCTCTACGGTAGTGGCTAAGCTTACTTCCCTCTGTTTGGCTCCTAACGCCGACATCAGATCATTATCATACTTATCCATCATCCCGATCAAGATCTTGCCTTCCGTAATATCGAACTCCAGACCTATGATCGTTATCTTACCAGCTATAGCCCCATCAGCCAAAGCGTTACGCCTATCATATTCAGGGATATAGATATTTTGGTCATCCAAGAAAAACTCATGAAGATTCTCATTCTCATAAGTCCTGATCTCCTCATACTTAGCCGATTTCTCCTCATTAAGAAGCCTTGAGTCATCCAATTTAGCCTCGATAATCTCCTTAACCGTAGCTTTAGGATTAGCCTCCTTGAACGCCAATTGCTCCTCCCCAAGTTCTATCCATGGGGCGGGATTCCCGTTAATGTAATCATCATAACTATAGCCCTTAGCGTAATTATCATCAAGCGGATCGTCCTGAACTAATTGATTGGGATATATTTCCCTGTTTATATATACGTAGCTCATGTCTTATATCATTAATCTTGTTCTTTAACGGCGATGCTATACTTGCCTGAAGCGTAACACCAGATATTTATCTCGAAGGGCTTGTTAGCCGTGGTACTTATAGAAGTACCGCTCATGCTAATGTAATTCCCGGAATTAGGTATAGCTTGAGTGAAGGCCGCAGACGGGACGCACCTGATCATCAACTCCTCTCCTATCTGCATACCTGACGCCACGGATAGGGTGGTAGCCGCTGATAGCGTGGCCGTGATACTTCTCTTGGTGATAGGCAGGTTGGCTAATGTCGTGACCGTATTAACTCCTATAAGCCTGTTCACGGTCTTCTTGTCAGCCGCCGCCATCAACCCGTTAGTAGACTCGTTGGCTACGGCGTATGTCGTGTTAGGAGGTGTAGCCCAAGTGCCATCTCCACGCATGAAACTGGATGTGCTTCCATTAAGCTGTCTCAACAAGCCGTTAGCTGTAGTAGAGGCCAATCCGTATGTGGTATTGGTAGGTACAACCCATGTTCCGTCACCACGAAGGAAAGAGGTTTGCTTGCCGGCAGCCGGAGCGGGTACCAATCCCGCCGATCCTGCGGCTGAGGACGTCGCTCCACCCATGTTGCTATATGTGGTATTAGGAGGGGTTTGCCATGTTCCATCACCACGAAGATACTTGGCTTGCGCTCCGGCGGCTGGTGCTGGTACCAAACCTGCCTTTCCTGCGACAGAGGCGGTAGCGGCTCCCATATTGGTGTATGTTGTGTTGGTATCCGTCCACGGAACATTCACATACATCTTACCATTTCCGTCAAGAGCTACCGGGTAATTCTTCCCGTTAGCCGAATACCCGATCTTAACAAGACCCAGATTATCGCTTGTAGCTTGGGTATAAGTCGTGTTACTGTCAGTCCAAGGGACATTGACGTACATCTTGCCATTAGCCAAGAGCACAGCGTAGTTCTTTCCATTAGAAGCATAGCCGATCTTAACCAATCCTAAGGTGTCGGCCGTGGCTTCATTATACGTGGTGTTATTATCTGTCCATGGAACGTTAACGTAAGCGTTGCCGGACGAATCCAGTTGCACCTTATAGTTCCTCCCGGAAGTCGGATATCCTACCTTAATACCGCCAAGAACGGTAGCTGAGGACATAGGCGGGGCGAAAGTGCTAGGCTTGCCCGTAACCCCAGACCATGGCACAGATGACGCCTGACCTGCCGTATAAGGCTCGTAACCGGCCTCAGTATTCAACTTACTATCATCCTTGACCAGATACATCTTATTCGTGGCCGTCACCTTAACCGTGTCCCCGACCTGAGCCGTGGCTGTAGTAAGTTTAAACCTTGCCGTATCATCAGCAACCACGACCATTCTCTCTAAGGCCGCTTTAGGCAACCTATCTATATTGATAGTACCGGACGTGATCTTAGAGGCGTCGAAGTTCGCCAATGTCGTGGATATAGTAATATTACTCCCGAAGTCCGATGAAACACTACCGGTCACGGCACCGGACAGCGCTATAGTCCTAGCCGCCTGTAATTTCGTGGCGGTAGGGGCGTTATCCGTCTTAAGAGCGTATTTGGAAAGATCAATATCGTTAGCCTTATCCAAAAGCTGCTCTATCTGCTCGCCATTATATTTACCTTGAAAATCTGCCATATCATAATTATTTTTGCCCAAATATAACCATATATATAAGCACCAAGAAATCTAGGGGGGGATAGATACGGGCAGGTGTTAAAAGCTACCGTCCCCATGCAGGAACCCGGTACGGAATATAATAGCCTTGTCTTTAAGTTTCTGGACAGACTCCCATTCCCATTCACCTTTACAAGGTCTTATAACATACTTATTGCCCCAGATCTTGAATTTCCGTTCAATAACAAACATCTCCTTATCGTTAAGGACATGAAAGATACTCCCGACAGGGAAATACTTATCAGTCCTCAATATAACACGATGATGTCTCTCGTCATATTCAGGATCGCCTACGATACGTGCTTTATAAAACTGGAAGTCGTTTAACGTCCGATCCACAGGTTCTATCCAGTAATATCCTTTAGCCATTGATATTCTCTATTTAATCGTTATATTCGCGGAAGAACAGTAACTCATAAGGTTTTTAGGTAATTTTCAACCAAGGGGAAAGGGTGTCCGTGAGGATATCCTTTTTTCATTCCCGCCCACCCTACCTATGAACAAAAAGATCTACCCCTGACAAATATAACGATAATAAGATACTTGACAAAAAGAAACCCCATCGGTATTCTATTGCCGACGGGGTTCTTCCAACGTTGTATCAAATCATATCATCTCACTCCATTTGATTGTGTCACCGACGAAGCACCGCACCGCCAGATACCTTACGAACGCCGTCCCTTCCGGGGCGTCAGGGTCTTCCAGATAAGCCAAGACAGCCTTGACTATTTTCTGGTCGCAGTCCAATACCTTAGGAAAGTAGTCGCTATAAAACATAGCGAACAGATATTGGACATCCCCCCAAGTGGCGTTATCAGGTTTCTTGGCCCCGCATTTATCGAACATCTGCTTAGCGTCCTCCATCGTCCATCTTCTCTTGGACCCATCGGCGTTAAGCATCTTATCAGCGGCCTCCCTAGCCAACTCCTTGGAAAAGTGATATCCATGGGTGTCTATATACCGCTTATAATCCGGGTCATCAGCGTCTGCTCCTCAGTAGTAACGACTCCTACGTCCCCTGCGCATATACGGTTCGGTACCTTCGTACTCGTCACGGATGCCACGTTCACCGAACCATCCCCTGCGATACATCTCATCCTCTCGTTCATGGAGTCTCTCGCGTTTCTCAAGCTCACGCTCATCACGTTCCAGCTCCCTCTCGCGCCTTTCGAGATCACGCTCACGGCGTTCTAGCTCATCCATCCTACCGTCATGCTCCTTGCCATAATGGTCATATATTCCACCACCATAACCCATGTAAGTCCCATCTGAACGTCTGCTACGTCCACGGCCGCCTCTGCGATCATAGATCTCATCATCATATTCCTCTTGGCCGTTGCCTAAATCTATAACTCTCATATTAACCTAATTTTTTAATTAACAACTCTTTTAGCTCATCGAAAGAGGATCCCATCCTATCGACTTTCTCCTCAAGATTCTTAATCTTTCGGTCTTGATCCTTAGTCTGCTTAAAAGCCGGATTGATTTCCTCAAGGATCGAATCACAAGCCTCTAGCGTTCTCCTATGCTTATCGATACTATCGAGAATATCGGAGCTAGTTCTCTTAGCGGCGTTAAGCTGGTTCATGATCGGATCGACCGAGCAGGCCAAAGTTATGTTATTGGACATAGCGACATCCCTACCCTCCGGAACGACGTAGGTCATGGAGGATCCGTTTATCTCCACGGTAAGGTCTATCACCCTATCCTGTAGTTGCTGATATTGCCCCATCTGACCCATCTGGGGTTGCTGGAACCTAGGCTCGGACACGTTAACCACATTCCCCATCCTGAACACCGGAACATCGGACGTATCCAGCGTATATACTTGAAATCCTTTCTTTAAGTCTCTAAACATATCTCGATTTTTAAGCGGGAGGGAATACCCTCCCATTAGACATCCAATCTAACCTATTCCTCACCAACAGTCGTCTCCGACGCCGAGGCGGAAGTTGTAGGCACACAGCAATCCATGAGCCTCAATACACCCCTTACCTTGTTGAAATAAACAAGGCGTTCGGTGTTGTTAACCATAGCCGCTCCGGTCACAGCCACGTTGATCGGATTCACCACAGCCACGCCGGTTACCGGGCAGCATGTGTCATCACCTACCGTGGATAGCGCTTCTGTTACCTTGGATAGCCTGCATCAGTAACTCACGACCATAGTCGTTATTCAATTGAGCTGGAAGACCATTAGCGCAACACTCATTACCATTGCCAAAACCATTGCCAAAACCACGACCGCCCCCATAACCAGAACAGGACGATGATCCACAACCACCAACCGTTAGCCCCTCCGTACTGATCTTGGTTGTTACGACCATTCATCAGCGCTGCGACTAGATTCGGATCCATCTTATTTCCACCCAAAAGGCTGGTAAACATACCCGGAATCATAGATAATAAACCATTAGCGGCGCTACCGCTCCCGGAACCCATGCCGTCTAACAGCACGATTTTGTCTCCACTTATACCCATGTCTATTTATTTTTAAATTAATAATAACCCCACCTGATGGCGGGCGTTACAAAGTTCAAAAATTAACAGCCCTAAGATCGTGATATGTTATTAGGCAGATGAATGGTTTATTATTACTTTTGTGGTAAAAATAATTACAAAAATCATGATTTCATATAAATACAACATATACAAATCAAAGAATACCAAGCATTTAGATAAAATGCTTAGGGAATGTGTGTTTGTATGGAATCATGCTCTGAATTTGCAAAAACGTTATTACAAAAGATTTGGTAAATACATTTCGATAGGTAAATTAAAGAAACATTTTGCAAAACGGATAAGAAGAACTTTATTAGGTGCTCAAACTGTTCAGGAAATCCTTGAACGATTAGATGATTCTTATAAAAGGTTCTTCAAAAAGCTATGCAAAAGACCTCCTAAGTTTAAAAGAGCTAATAAATTTAACTCCTTCGTTTTCAAACAGGATGGATTTAAATTAAATGGAAATACGTTTACGATCAACAAAATAAGCAAACGTTTCAAATTCTCATATTCTCGTCCTTACAATGGGAATGTAAAACAAATCAGAATTTTAAGGGAAACATGTAATAGATATTCTATTGTCATCGTAACAGACTCGAAATCGAATAAGACCTATGAAAAGTCACGTAATGGTGCATCCATAGGTATTGATTTTGGATTGAAAACCTACATGACGTTAAGTGACGGAAAATCTATTCAGTCTCCTTTGTTTTTCAATAGACATCAGAAGAAAATAAAGAAATGCAATCGTAAACTTTCAAATGCTAGGAAGGGATCGAATGATAGAAAGAGAAGATCATTTGAACTTCAACAAGCTTACAGGAGAATAAAAAATCTACGTTCTGATTTTCAATGGAAGTTAGCACATCAGTTGTGTAAACAATATGATTTTATTTTCTTAGAAACTCTTAATATAGAAGCCTTGAAACATCTATGGGGTAAGAAGGTGTCTGATCTTAGTCATTCAATGTTTATTGATAAATTGAAATACGTAGCGTCAAAATATAGTGTTACCGTACATCAAATCGATAAATGGTATCCCAGCTCAAAGGTTTGTAAATGTGGTTATATCTATAAAGATCTTTCACTTAAGGAACGCAGCTGGGAATGTCCAGCGTGCGGTTCCAAAAATGAAAGAGATCTTTTAGCTTCTCAAAATATTCTTCGGAAGGGCATTTCCGAATTGGAGAGTATGGATAAATCCAACGGTCGCAAGACTGAGGTCCCGTACGTTATTATCCAAGAATCCCATTCACTTCAGTAATGGGAGTATGTCAAAAAATTCAATGTTTCATACGTCTCACGACGTCAAAGAGAGATTAACTACACGAAAAATCTCGCATCAACTTATTTGTATTAGCAGTGTATTCATTAACTATCTTGCTGGATGAGGGATCATCCTCTATCCTTGACAGGCGGTTATCGTCACTCCTTACCGTAACATCACCCATCCTTCGTACCATGTTTTCTTGATATGATGATGGATCGGAGTATATAAGATCATCAACGAACCTGTATATCGCACCATCAACCGTCTCACCTATCTTCTCATATAAGCCGGATTGGAATGACACGAAATCATCATACCTCCCACGAGCCAAGAACGAACCGTCCGGTCTCGCCTCGACACCGCCGTTGACCTCCCGGAGCAGGCCCGGATTCCTTTGGTATAGATATCGATAAAAACCGACATCCATCATCCTATCCTGTCTATCCAGATAGAAAAGATCCCTCATGCTGCTGTCACTGGACTCAATACCCACATCAAACAAAAGATCCCTTACCTGACCTTCCGGCAACGACATCTCCATGCTTTTTAACGTGCCTCTATCATGATGGTTCAAAGATACATTATAAAACCCATTAAAATCAAGGAAACGTAAGACATTATTATACAAATCCGATTTTTTTAACCTTTCCTTGATCTGGATTTTCCTCAACGATGTACAGGATTTGACAAAATCCCGATCCTTCCCCTGTCTAGCCTCGTATCTCCTGAACTCCCGATCAATATCGACATCATCCATCTCAGGAGTCACGGGATGTTGGTATATTAATCTGGTAAGGATCATGTTCTCGGTATTCGAGGATGAGATGTTGGACATAACTAGCTTCTTTATGTTATCCTTGACCACACCAATATCAGAACGGGAAGCCCCGGCGGGAACCACGCCAGCCGGCAAGTACGAGGGCCGCTCTATCCCGATATTGGCCAACATCTCATAGGCCTGATCGGTGTCGGTTATCGGGGCCGTGTTATGGTACGTATTCCTACTAATATACAACATGCTCCTATCATACATATCGGAAGGGGATGTATTCCCGGACCTTACATACACCATCCTATCCCCAGTAGAATAAGTATCCTGAACCTCGTATATCGGATTCCCTTTCCCTGTTATCCTATCAAGATCGGAGATAAAGCTATCGTATACCGAATTGCCGGCCTGTATGGAAGACAACATGACGTCCAGCGACGCCATAAGATCACGGATATCCTCAGGTCTGGATATAACCATCTCATCGCTGATCGCCTCGCTTATATCCACGCCCATGTCGGCAAGATCCATAGCTATGTCATACAGACGTCCGGAAACGTCCTTGATGTCCTTAAAATCGTCCATATTGATCATTTCCCCAACCTTATCCCTTAGACCTTTCATGTCCTTAGGCATACTGATATATGGTGTGGTATTGTAATAGTGTGAGTCGGTAATCGTATTTCCGTCCTGACTCCGAACCTCCATACGGGTCATATTACGATACATGTCATACATCCGATCGGCGTAATCCTGATCCTCCTGATACCGGAGCGCCAAGGAAGGGTAGGGGACGGAGGTGAAAGCCCGGTCAAACTCCCGGCGGTCGCTGATGCCGCCTACCGCCCTCATGATCGTATCCCTTACCTCTATTGGATTCAAGACCCTTCTCTTTCCTAACGAGTCATATGTATCCTCATATACCATATAATCATCACCAAGACCTGATTCGGAGGACAAGAAATATGTATCCTTCTCATTGAGATCCCCCTCAGACATAAAATCGACAATCCTCCTCATCATATCCCTCACCCGCTCATACTCCGATCGGTTTGTCATGATATTATCAATCTCATCAGCATCATACATCCCCGATCGCTCAAGATTGTACCTATTGAGGAATATATCACCGCCGGAAAGGAAGTTAGATACGATCATATCATTAAGATCATTGATATTATCAACGCCCAGGGAAGTAATGGTATTATTGATATCCTTAACCTCGTCAGCCATGAAATTACCCACAGCATAATTCTTTTGTTTGATAAAGGACATGACATCATCATACCTAGGCTCCCCATTGCTATCTAAGTCGTATTCTGATGGCATGGACATCCAATCGCCAAAGAAAGACACGAAGTCGGGGGAGTAGGCCGTACCCCAGACCGATAAGGCCTGCTTCTGGTCGCCAAGCACCTCCATCGCCCTTTGGTATAATCCGGATGGTTGGTTGTTAGGGGCAAGGACATTATCTACCCCACCCTCCTTATTTTTTATAACATAACAAGATCTTCCCATTGCTAAATCGTTTTGACACAAAGATAGAAAATCCCGCCTACTCTCACGAGCTGACGGGATACTAAATAACAACATAATAACAAACCTTATGTTTACTCTGAAAAAGTACAAATCATTTTGCCGATCCTCACGGACAGGCAAAAACTCAATCCTAAATAACAAAAATGAATTTCATTATTCATCAAATATCATATATATTGTCAATATATTTAGCATTTGATTCTATAATTCTAAAATTATATTTGCTTATAATTTCCTTAACCTGCTTTTTATTCAAATGAAACCACTCTCTATCAACATTATATACACTATATTTAATATGCAGCTCACGCTCTATATCCATATCTACATATGCAATCATATAAAAATGGATATTACTCACCCTTAAACAACTCTCCATAGTGTATAAATCCTTAGACTTACCAATTTTTACAAGACCATTACTAATATCTACTCCTATATAGGTACGCAACAGTCCACTATTTCTTAGTCCATAGTTCTTTTTATTTTTTAGAAAATAAGTATATCCTATTATAGAATCATACAAACCATAAAAATCATATTCTGTCGAATATGGTCTTATCTTGGACATCAACATAGGTATAGCGTTATTTACTTTCAGATCATTAGATATAGTCAAATGAATATCATCAACATCCTTGTTTGTATTTGATATAATGATATTATATACAACACCATTAAAAACATGATCTAAACACATTCTATCAATTATATACTCATCATAACCCGCATCATGTAGTTCATCTTGTCGTTCTATGGCTGCAAGTATAAAATAATTATATAACTTCAAGGCATAATCAAGATCAAAATCACTTCTACCGAATAACGTTATTAGCGCCATATAAAGGAAATTGCTGTAATCGCTATCATTCGAAGTTATTCTGCAATCCTCAACAATAAACACATTGTCATTTTTTGAACGATCACAATCGCTCGAAAATTTTTTAACAATAATCTCTAACTCTCTAGAATAACCTGAATAATCAGCTTGTTTCAATTTCCCTGTTTGGCAAAAATGACTTAAATCATCATACAACCCCAAAATATGATCTTTGTTCATAATATAAAACAACGAGAGCCACCAGCGTCCGTTACCCCACTGATAGCTCTCATTTATCGCCTACGCCTAAGCGATATTAATATCTTCTTCTGGTCTAGCAACGGATAGACACCGCAAATATAAGACCTTATTTTGAAACTACAAACAAACAGGAGATATTTTTACAAAAAATGTAATCAGTTATATTTATCTATCATATAGACGAAATATAACTGTATCTATCCTCCATCATCATCACCACCTTCTTGATATCAGATAAAGTTAGTTTCTTTATCTCCATATTCCTACTATCCATCCTGACAAAAGAGTTCTTGAACTCCTGCTCGGTTATAGCATCCAACCTAAATAGATTGTATTTTATAAGCAACTGGCTTACGTCAAATATCAGGATATTAAGATCAATATCATCCTTCAACTCATCAAGAAGATCACGCATCATGGCTTTGATAGCATCAGTATCAAGTTCCAGCTTCTCGGCTTCCTTCATTAACTTCTTGATAATACCATTGTGCTCGATTATGATATTAGCGTTATCATCATCGGTAGGCAGAAGAATATCCATCGTACATTCTATACCAACCTTATCACTAAGCCTTTTGTTGAACTCAGTCATATAATCAAAAGCCTGATCCCTGCTTAATGAGTATGTATGATCAAGCAACTGCTTTTGTCTGACCTTGACAAAATAGTTACTGGTGTATAACATCATCAAGACCTTCACTCGCTGGATGCGTAGGTCTTGCATGATCTTCCGATGTAAAAAAGAATCTAGTTGCATAATATAAAGAGTCCCCACCGGGGCCATCACACACCCGACAGGGACCAACTTTTAAATATCTTACTCGTCAGGTGATGGACTGACGCCGCAAAGATAAGTCAAGATATTTTATTTAGCAAGGATTTTCCGCCTCATTTTCTCCGGATACTACGTTACCGTCGGAAACCAAAGACTTGTCCTCGGCAGCCTTCGCAGGCGAGGCGAACTCCGATGGCAGATCCGGCAGGTTAGGGAACGAGACTTCCGTCTCCTCCTTGGATACCTTGTTCTCCTTGATACTCATCCTAAACTTAGGAGCTATGAAAGGATCGTTGTTAAGATCGATGTTGATCGTAACGTCATTCATCAAAATATCCTCCTTAGTTCTGGAATCACCTATCCATCCTCTTACGTCAGCGGTCATAGGCATCCTGCTAGCCGCTTCCTTGACAGCTTTAAGCCGGTTCTTGATAACATCCACGTCTCCCGCCAGCGGAATCATATATGTCTTATTATCCAACCCTGATCTGGCTATAGCGTTATTAAGATCCATTATATCATCAATACTTACGCCTCCGCCTAGACCCTCCGTAATCCTATCAGCCATCGATCCGATCATGGATGAGAATGACGATATATCCTGATTTTTCAATCTTACGGGATATAGGTAATTTCTTCCATTTCCTGTCTTTATAGCTACGACCGGGATACGTGAATCTTTATAGTCACCATATTTGTCCCTGACGATAGCCGTACAGAACGGGAATATATTATACTTAATATCATCCCTCATCGTAACCTCCCCATTCTCTATATATCCTACGCTCTCGACTTTACCAACCGTCTCGTTGGTAAAATCATTCTCGGATACCATCAACGTACCATTATCATCACTTACGCTAAAATTAGGTCTTCCCGGCAAAACACTGGTAACTGTACCTACGAACGGTATATCAATCTCGCCAGTAACAGATCCTATATTATCCCTATATAACTCAAAGGCCATACTCCTTAAATCAGCGTTACTCCCTTTTGAGTCTGGATCATTGGCTTTCAGTACCGAGACAAAATTACCATCACTATCCACGATCTTAATAACCATATTATCAACCAGCTCTCGGTAAGCCGACTTAGTCTCATCAGAATTAGGATCAACGGCGTTAAGGCTATTGTATTTATCATACAGTCCCTTGGTGTATGGATCTGACATATCCATCTTAAACCTTACCATATCACCCTTGCGAAGGCTAGCCGCTGCTTCCTGATTCACCGACTCGTTATTAGACCCAAACGTATCACCCGTATAATAAGGGACAATAGACCCATCCTGCCCCTTGCGATACACCATGAACCAGTTGGAGGTCGATAAGGCGGTCTGCCGCCCCAGTATGACACCGGTAGCGTTCTCGAAAGCCTGAGCGTCATCCTCACTAATCATCCATCTTGAATGATTCTTGGACTCAATAACGCTGAACATGTTCGTCCCATCAGTAAAATCCATCACCATCTTATCATCCATAACATATTCACCGGGCGTGACGAGAGCCTTAAGCCCGGATCCCGCCATAAACCTGTCAAGCCTCATCCCTCCTACCTCATAATACATGACCCCACCGATCTCCCTCTTTTGAGCCATCAACACCACCGGATTCTGGGCGGCGTTGACCTCCGTCCTGCCGGTGGATGTCCCGGGTTCGCTCTCCGTGAGAACATCACCCATAGGTATAGACTTATCGTAATCCTTGACAACCATACTTCCATTATCATACAGCCTCATCCATTCCACGAATTGAAGAAGAGGATCATCAGAATAATTATTGATAATATCAATAGCCTCATTAAGTTTATCCTGATCAACTTCATTCCCGTTGTCAATATCATTCATAAGATCATTGTAAGTCTGTATAGCCCCCTTAACCTGATCCTTATCAAGACCATTAATGTTTATATCTATGATATCATCAATAGTATCTCTGATGTTATTTAAGACGTTATCGTTGGTATTTAACCTATCTATCATTGACCTAATCTTATTAAGCCTAGCTATAGGATTATCGCCAAACCCATTTACAAGATCATTGATACGATCCTTATTATTATCATATATCTGCCTCTCCCTAGGAGATAAGATATCCTCATTACCGTTCCATATCTTTATAGCTATATTATTGATTCTATCATCAGAAGGATTTATGATATCCTCATTATCAGGTACATTCTCAACGATACCGCCATCATCAGCCTTGATGTCATTCTCCATAGATCTGGCGATCATATGATTATAGGTCTTGAACATAAATGCCTCGTCCTCTCCTATAAGACCATCTTGATAAGCCTTATCTATGGCCTGATCATTGGCATAAAGGGAATTAGCATCAGGATCATCGGTATTCCTGAAATCATACTTGCTGTCATCCTCCTCATAAGTCTTCCCCCATGCGTTCGATAATATCTTCATGAACCCGCGCTCCTGCGCCCGGATGAATCTTCTGTCACGCATACGACGAAGTGACTCGTTTATATTCTTATAAGCCACAAGATTATGACGATACTCGCTAAGCAACGCCATAGCCTCCTTATGATTATCAACCCCACGGATAGATACGGCATTCTCAAAACCGACTATAGTCTCATAAGCTGCCATAAGATCGGCGGCGCTGATCCTTGATTCATCCCTGTTTAATAACAGCTTAGATATATCTGTCTCTGAGTTAACTAACGTAGCTAATCTCCTCTCCAAAGCAATCCTATCCTCCGTCAATTTAAGAAGTCTATCATTCTCCTTGGCTAACTTGACCTTATCAGACTCAAGAGCTTCCTTAGATGTGACACTCTGCTGAAGCTTCAAAACATTCTTCTCCATTTTCTGTATATCATCTGTAAGCTTCCTGAGTTTCTCAAGATCCCTACTCGAATCAGGATTAAGACGAGAATATATATCTAAAGCAGGTCCTATATCCGTATTGTATATCCTTCCTAACTGATTAGCGATATCATCCAAATTATCCTTAGCCTCAAGACCGTTATAAGCCATGTTAGAGATGTAGGTGTTAAATGATCTATTGGATATACCATCGGTAAGGGAGTCGGCAAATCTGCTGGCCATAGTAAAATTATCAACCTTCTTATTGAACTCGCTAACAAGGTTGGACTTATACTCATTTACCTGCTCATCTGTCATATTCATATCGGAGGCTATATCGCTATTAGGTATAGACTCGATGACTGTCTTGAAATTCTCCTTAGTATCATCTAACATCCCCATTTCCTGATCATAACGAAGACGATTGAATACAGCGTCACTAAAAGTCTTATCTACGATTCTAGAATTAGGTATATCGTCAGCGTTATTATCCGTTTTCAAGCCTGATAATTGAGCGTTCAGAGCCATGCTGCCACGAATAGCTTGGACGGCCGCCGAGGTCAAGGCGCCGGCATTAGTGTTGTAGGCCTCCACCATCCCCTTGTTACGGGACATGTCTTGGCTCCATTCCTTTATACCTCCAAGACTTTTTCCTCCCATAACCGATCCAATAATCATACCGATGCCGATCTCCTTCCAGCCCTCATTAGATCCGTAAGTCTCCTTGAATCCGTTCTTTATAGCTTCCATATAACCTATATTCTGACGGATGGCCATAGGATTATATCTTGATTCCACCCAATCCTCCGCAGACTTACTGGAAACACCTTGAAGACCTTCCTCGAACAAACCCTCAGATACCGGTCGCTTAATGATATTAAACGTATTACCAGCTATTTTCTGCCATTTCTTTGGTGTTATAGCCCTTAGTGCACCGTTGTCCATTCTCTCGGCTCCTACGCCAAATATATTGCGTTTTATGAACTTATCCACGCCCAGATCCATGCCAAACATATCACCAAACATAGCTATATTGGATAACGTAAGGATACCGATATTGGCAGCGAATATAGCGTTAGCGGCATCAGCATTATCAGCTCTGAACTTCATGAGTTCCTCATATGAGGCTTCTCTGCCGTAAGCGTTCCTGTAAGCTTGCTTGAAGTTTTCCTCAGACTCCATCTGCCCGCTCCTTGATTCCACGGAAGCTTCCCAAAGCGTAGAAGTACTCATAAAAGTCAGGTTATCCAACCCCTTGCCTATACCACGACCTATACGAGCAGCTCTTAGCATAGCATTAAACCCGGTCTTTGTAGCAGAAGCAGCCTTCCCCATACCGGCAATCATAGCACCTATCCTAGCCCCCATACGAGCGGCATTCATAAGACCAGCTCCAGCGAAGGCGTAAGATGACAAAACGGCTCCAGCCGTAAATGCCGCACCTGATAGAAGATCATTCGTCCAGAAATTTGTAGTGAGCATGCTTTTAAGGAACCCGGCATCTCTCTCCTCCTTGCTGTAATAATGATTAAGCGTATAATCACCTCGCTTATCCATATCATCTAACCAATCGGCAAAGCCGTTATCAGATATGGCGGATAACGTCCCTTTTGTAACAAGTTCCTTTAATCCGTATATAGACTGACCTACGCCCCCTATACCATACAATGTGGACTTATAGATGAATTTACCCAATCCTCTATAAGTCTTCTCCCAACCGCTTTGGTTCTTTGACAGACGATCATCATTATCCACGTTATTGATATAACTCTCGTATTTTGGAATCCATTCACCTGTTGACAGCCTATACCTTGAATCACGAAGGTTGATCCTACTTCCAGTTATATCATAATTACCCTTAGGGATACCCGTCTCGTTTATCATCTGAAAAAGCGGATTCCTTGCTTTTACATCATCATGATAAGATGTCTCTACGGAATTTTTTATACCCTCTACTAATGATGGAATACTTCTGCTTCCCTCTCTAGACAAAACATCATTATCCATATCCGATGAACTGCGCATGCCAACAGGTATAGGGATAGAAGAAATATTATCCTTAGAAGGCATGGGAGATGGAATTGATGGAGTAGGGACATAGTATCCCTGACTCTTCATCACATTCCCTATATCGTTATTATTATTGCTCATTTTTTCCATCTATTTTATCCATAGTCTCTTTATCCAACACCGAAAGAATATTGCTAAGATCAGAGTGCTGCTCATTAATATCTCTACCCTTAACAATAACGTCTTTATTGATAGCCTCAACCACGGCTTGGGTAAGATACATCTGAGGACACATATTTATAATCTTCATGATATTATCAGCATAATCAGTATTATATTCCAACACCTTTAGAGGTGTCCCGGTCCTAGCCTGCCCGTGAAAATAAACGCCAACCTCAACACCTCCAGGAAAGCCCTTGGCTTTAATATCATACGATTTGTAATTTCTTAAAACCGTATTAATAATCCTAATAGCTCTTTTATTAAGCTCTGATGTAGCTAGTTCATTGTTCTGAATATTGTACTTATCAACCATCCTAGAAGCCTCCTCAGCCGCATTCTCGATAGTAGCGAAAGCGCCAAGTGAATTAGCTTGCGCCCATTTCTGATAAGGCCTATTGGTCGTGGCAGAAAAAGATACAGGGATGATCTTAGATTCGTAATCTTCAGATCTTACATTCCTTTCCCTTTCGTACAAACTATACCCCATACTATCTAATTCCTCTTTAGTAACTTGAACCGTAGCGATATTTTTCCCGCCAGCCATAGCTACCAAATCAAATGTATTGGGATTATCCGTAGGACGAGCATACAATATGTAATTATTAAGTCTGCTATCTTTATTCTTATTCAAGAAACCAGCTCTTGACAAAAGCAGACTCTCTAATTTAGCATGCATACGCCTATCTTCTTTAGAGGCATTGGTAGAATTAGAGAACGACCATGATCTTGGAGCAAACTCGTCATATCTTCTTTCATAGACCATTTTAGAATCCTGAATAGCCTTAGCTATATTACGACCTATATTAGATGAAGACCATTCTCTTCTAAGCGTAGGACCGTCAGCTCTAGACATATTCTTACCTAAGATCTTGATCATTTTATCCCTACTAGTCATATCGACATTATCGCTATTCATTACCGGATTGTCTACACGACTATAAGTTTTAGCTATATCATTTATATCCTCCAGAGTGAAATTTTCTCCTGAATATCTATTTAACAAATTTATATAAGATCTCATCAGCTCCGTATTAGCTATAGATCTATCCGCATAGTTGATGTTCTCGCTTATCAATCCAGCTATAGCGGAAACCTTTAAAGCATCTTCTGGTGAATACTCTTTCCCTCCAATAATAGCTCCATTCTTACCAACATCCCTCGCATTAACCATACCATTGTCAGTATATGTATCAATACCTCCAGTAACATAGTCCTGATCCCTTACAGCATCATTAAGGATATTTTCCGTAGCGACATCAAAGGCATTTGTAAGATAATCAACTTCCTCATCCATGATCTTACCATACCTATTCCTATTATCATTCGCTGCCATAAGAGCCTCATATTTATTCACCATATTTGGGGTTGATGATAATACAGAACTTGACGCACCGCCATTATTAGTGATCCATGCCATAATATTCTCGCTATTAACACCACCATGATATATAGAAGGATTGTTTTGTATATCGTTCTCTATGCCTCGTAGATCAACAGGATTTATGGATGATATTAAATCCTTCTCACCTATCGATATATTATTCTCATTCTGAATATATTGATTGTCAAATATATTCTCAGGAGTAACATTAGGCTGAACCTTTTCCAGCTCAATCATAACACCTGTAGGGATATTAGAGCTATTACCAGCTTCCTTGGACATTACTTCCCTAAGCTTAAGATTCTGATCTATCTCCTTTGATTTCCGCCTCCACGAGAACTCTCTCTCCTTGAAATCAAGATCTCTCATCTTAAAGTAATAATCATCAGCGATGTAGTTCTCAGATGAGTTGTTATACGACCATCTAGCGGATACACCATCAAGAAATTCATTACGTACAATAAACTCCCCCGCTCTAGCCGGGTTCATATTATTGCCAATAAAGGAAGTAGCCTCCTCCACTAACGCACGGCGCTGTTCCCGGACCTCCTGTAGTGACGCCTCAATAGCCGCCTTAGCGGAAGGGCTGGCCTCGGCCCCTTTGAGTTTGGCTAAGAGTGCGCTCTCCTCAGCGTCAAAACCGGAAACATATTTATTAACGAACTGATCAGTAGTCATGCCACTAAACATACCGGGATTAGTGGCAGCCAAATACTGACCCTCTATCTGCATCTGAGCCTTAGCGTTCTGGGATATAGATCTAGCGGCTATCGCTCTAATCTGAGATCGACTCATCTCATCAACAGTAATATCTCTCATCCTACCAGTAGGCTTGCCATCCACTACCTCAGGAACAGAAAACTTCTTTCCCTTATTAAGACTGACGAAATCCTTCATCATCTTATTCATCTCCTCATTGTAATCCGTATAAGGAGTGTAATGAATAGGATTCATCCTTGTACCAACCTGACCATCATTAACCCATTCATAAAACGGCATTAAGGCCACAGCCTCATTTATGGCACTATATTGCTTAGGATTATTAAGCTTCATATCTTCGATCTTCTGAGAGAAAGACCTATACTCCCTAGTACCGGCGATAGCGTTCAATACACGGGTATCTAAAGCCTCTCCAAGACGGGCTTGTATGCTTCTAGCTATACCATCAGAAGCTAGATTGGATTTACGATACACGTTATTCACATCCTGTATCAATCCATTTAACCTATTCTGAAGATATTCCCTATCCTGAAGTTTTATAATGTCAGAATTGATAATATAATCAGCATACTCATTTATAGCCTGCCGATTGGTATCTATCTTCTGCTGCATGTATCCCATACCCTGCATCATGACATCCATGTTGTAGGGTGATACGTACTTGCCGTAATTCCTTAATATACTATATTGTGAAGCCATCCTTTATCCTTTCTTGCCTTTAGTTACTTCCTGAGCGGGATATAATCTCCTATAACTCAATATATCTCCTTGAGGATCAGCGATCAGCTGCCCATTAGGACCGATCTTTACATCCCCGAATATAGATCTTAATATATTCATGGTCGTAGCCGTATTCCACTTCTGCTGAATCTCATCATTGACGCTATCGAAATACCTAGCCCAGTTCTCGTCATTTATAGCCAATCCTTGTAGTATCCGTTGCTGGTAAGCTTGGCGTTGAGCTATATTCTTATCATAAGTATTAGCCCATGACTGAGCATTGACATTATCAGCCCAAGTCCTTTGAGCCACATTTCCTTGTTCTGCCTCATTTATATACTTACCTATATTGGAACTCATGATAGCCTGTAAATTGGAAGATAAAGCCCCTCTCTGGGAATCCGGGACATTACCCATCTGATCCAATTGTGATTGGAAAGCACGATTAGCCTCAACCATATACTGATCAGCCGATCTCAACACCGGGTTCACGGTAGGAGCGTAATGTCTTTCTAGACCTTCCGTTGTCACGGCTCCCGGAGTCATCCTGAACACCTCAGGAAAGTCAAGACCACCACCTACTATATTCCTGCCTCCATTGCCGCCGTTCGACTTACCGGCATTTGTGTTGGTTTTAGGAAGTGTATTAGAATCAATCAGCTCAGGCATATCCAGCTTAACATCAGGATCCTCCACATCACCTATATCCATAGGACCGGGAGCCACCTTATGAGGGTCAAGTATAAAATCAAGACCTTCCATTCCCTTCATGGATCTCAATGCCTGCATCTTAAGCATATCCTCGCCAAGTATCTTATTAACGACATCCTTGTTCTTATCAGAGAACAGTTGGCTAAAATGGGTGATACCGGCATCGTTAAGAGCCTTATGCTGTTCCTCTGTAACAACGTCTAGACCGATCATAGGGCGAGATGTGGTAAACAAACCTAATTTATTGTCTCTCATCCTATCATGATATGCGGCTTTCTTGTCTTCCGGGTAATTACCTTGACTATCCTCACCGCCAAAGGAAACAAGCGTCGTGTAATCCCGAAGCGCCTCGGCGTTGGCGATGATCGGGTTCTCAGCCGTAGCCAAGCCCATCCAGCTACTTGTCTGACCGTAGATAGCGTCTTGCAACGCCCTAGCCCTAGTGCCCTCTGAAGCTCCCATATAAGCATCGTAAGCGACCGGATTGAATGTCTTATAATAATTCAACCTCTCATCCGTATTAATACCTCCATAAGAGCCATCAGTTCCTTGGCGCTGATAACCGAAATAGTTAGGATCATTGTTGAACCTATTCTCGATCGGGTGGAAAGTTAATTTACGACCGAACAAAGACGTGCCTCCTATCTCCATCTTCTGGCGAATACCAGCCACTTTCTTAAGCAGCTCTTTCTTAGCCTCAGCTATATCCTCCTCCGTAAGACCGTATTCTTTCATGGATTTGGATATGATGTTATCTATCTCACCACCCTTAGCGAAATACGTATCCTCATCCTTCTTCATCTTCCGGTCTTCCTGCTCCTTGTATATGACATTAGCGAAGTCCGTAAACCTTCCCTCTAAGCCATTAACGGTATCGTTACTATCATTTATAGCCTTAGATAATACGGAGGCGTTTAAACGCCTTGTATTCTCATCATCTATCTTATCGTTCTTCTTCAACTTCTCTAACGCCTTCTTCTGGTCATCGTAAGCCGATTTAAGACCGATCTTAGCCTTATACCTGTCCATTAACGTAGCATACGTATCCTTAGGCGTGGCTTTGATCCCATACGTATCTCTGATGTATTTAGCGAAATCCGGCTCTATGGTTGTGTCGTCGGTAATAACCTTCGTTCCCTGCTCCAAGGAAACGGGGGTTCCACCATCGGCGTGCTTCTGCCCCATAGCCTCCATCGGCGCCTCTCCGGGCTGCGTCACGTACTCACCCTTCTCGACCTCTACGTTGGCTTGATCTTCCATCGACTTAGGTAACGGATACAGGTACTCACCGGTAAGGCTTCCGCTATCGAACCTATTATTAGGCCCTAGATAAACACCCCCACCATCCTTGTACTGCATCTGGGATTGCCTTCTTTGTCTGGCCTCACGCTCCTGAGCCAACCTTATATTGGTACGAGTACCTTTCTCAGACGCTATCCCGGAAACCACGTTACGAGCCAATCCCATGATACCACTAATTCCTGAGGCTATGGTGGTTATCGTATTAGCTGTTTTAGCCCCAGTGGATAAATCTCCATATCCCTCACTTCTCATACGCCCTATACCACGACCCATCTGAGTGAATCTAGACCCTACATCATCAGCGCCATAGTAAGGGATGGTGGTAAAATCAAAAACATCCGTACTACCAGACTTATCAACCTTCTTATTACTGTCAACCAAAGCGCTCAAATCACTTGTATCAATGGTATTAATATCAGGCTGCTGAATATCAAATCCTATCTGGGTAGACGAAACCAAAGGCTCCACTCCAATACCCTGAAGACCAACAACATTACCGGGCATGACAGGATCAACTTCCCCGGCCTCTTGATATTTAGGTATCTTCCTCTTGATTACATACTTGCTCATATCAAATTAATTTCGTTCTGATACAAAGATAGTTTAAAAAAATAGAGACTCATCATTTAGCAACGATGAGTCTTTGTTTTAAATAAATCTTTTAAAGATGCATAAAAACACCTATAAATATTGTTGTAATGCATACTATTTTATATATTCGCGTAAAAACGAACATTACAAAACAATGAATAGAGAAATATCAGAAAATAGTATTGAGTTCAACAAAGAAGACAATTTTATTTGTATAACAGACTTTGTATATATAATAAACTCGTATAGAGAATCAAGGAATAATCCAAAAATTAGAACTGATCATTACATAACATCAAGTATAACACAAAACGTAATCAATAATATATTAAGACAAATAGATATGCCAGAAAAAAGCATAAAGACAATATCTGATTTAAAAAATGTTGGATTAGCATACCGAAAAGGTAAAGGGTCTGGACAAAAATGGTTTGTCGATTACAGAGTATTTATATCAATCGTAATGAATATAGATGATAAAATAAAGGCACATCTAATATCTTATGCAATAAACTCAATATCCTCGACAAAGATTATAGATGAAATACTAAACAGTATATCAAAAAATTATAGAAGCATTTCAAATAATAGATATAAAACGTATATAGCAATAGACAGAATATCAGGTCTTTGTAAAATAGGTAGAGCTATTAATATAAAAAAAAGACTATCAGCTCTTAGAGTATCAAATATAAATATAGAAATGATATACATAATAGATGACGACATCGAGTCGTATATGCATAAACTTTTATTAGGATTTAAAGAAGATAGAGAATGGTTTAATATAGATGAAAGTATAATAAATAGTATAGCTAAAAAATACGGATTTAAAAAATACAAACAATAAAAAATAAAATGCGATAGCTGATTATATTACATACAATAAACCATATAGCTATCGCATTATATCAACCTATTTATTTTAAATCCTTTTCACAAATAGCGAACCTATCGCTTTCACCAGATCGTAGAAGCCGGCACTACTGAACCCAACAGCTATCCCATACAGCAATGCCTCCCACCATTCACTCCCTATAAGCAATGGAGACACCTTTAGAAACCACGCTAATATACAAACCAGCATACCTATGACTACGGCGGATAGGACTTTAGCCCATTTATGGGTGTCAATATACGGCACAACCTTGGCGAACTGCGTAGCTGACATCGTGACAAAAGCCATAATACCAGTAAAGGTGGTTAGATCAATTGTGATAGTCCCTTCTGATGGGATTACCTCCTGCGCCATCAAAGCGAATGGTGTCAATAACATAACGAATAAAAACAACAATCTTTTCATATCTAAAAACGTTTAATGATTTCACAAATGTAACATTAATTTTGAGATCTACTCATGCCTTTTATGTTAAGGCTTAATTCCGGTATCATATTAAGTACCAACTGCCTTTTCGCCTGCTCCCTACGTATACGCCCGGCTTCCGCTATCTGTGCCTCTGATTGGGTATCGTTCTTAATATTATTAGCGATATCCTCTATAGCCTTCTTGTTAGCACCTGATTGGGCTAGCATCTTATATAACAGGTCTTGGCCTTCCTTCTCCCACCAGCTATCCATGGAAGGGCGGGAAGCCAAAGAAGGATCGGCAGGGGCTACCGTCTCAGGCACGGGCTGCTGACCTCCGTCCCCCGTGCCCGAATCCCGCTGTCCGAACTCGTATCTCATTGGCTCGTTCTCCGGGACACCGTATCTGTTGGAGAACATATCGGCGAACTCAAACCGCTTCTCATTTCTTAATGTCGATCCAAGGGGTCTTCCGTATCCTTGATTCCATGCCACGGTAGCGTCCTTATAATTCGTGGCGTTATCAAAATCAGCCTTCGAATACATATAGTAATTATACACATTGCCCTGAGCGTCCTTATCAAAGAACTTGCCTTGGTTCATGTAGTTCCAGCCTAGCCCCGGTACACGACCTTGATACTCATCCACAAGATAATCCAGCTGTTGGGTTAATGTCGGCTTCTTACCGTACCTACGCTGTAGCTCTTTCTTTCTAGGCCCAAGCCATTGCTGGATGCCAAAATCACCGGCGGCACCTAGGGCTTCGGTATCCCCTCCTGACTCGGCGGCGATGTTCGCCAAGATACCAATAGCTTGAGTTTGTGGTATACCCTTCTTGTCTGTTAGGTAGTCCCATATCTCGTCATACACAGTCATCTTACTATCATCTGATCTACGAGGATCAACAACGTATTTGCCAGCTCCATAAGGAAGATTATTCTCAACAGCACCTCCTTTATCAAACTTATCATCATATCCTATAGATTCAAAATACCCAGGATTTCTATAAGCATAGCTTCCTTCTTCAGGCAATACTATTCTATCTCTTATCCTAAGAGGAGTATCACGCTCTGGGATAACACCCTCTACACCAAACCTCTTAAAATCATAATCATCCTTAACATCCAAGACCCTGGTATCAGGATGCCATCTAACAGAAAAGTTTTTCAACCCTCCAAGACCCGTATACTTATACTTGCGATCACTTCCCTCTTTTTTCTTTCTCAGTCTTACAGGAGAATGAGATTCATTAACAACAACCCACTCGTTAGGGCTATTTATGATTATCTCAGCCACATCATTATCTTCTGAGGCAGCCCTTCTCATGCCTTCATCTTCATATATATTTTTATACGACTTACCCTTAACCTTTTCTTTATTCAACTTAGTGTACATCGTATCAGCTAAAGCCTGTATCATTCTAGCTTGTTCCTGCGGGAGTCCAACGTATTGGGCATTATCATCATCTCCTTCAAACCTAACATCACTCTTAGGCAACCCTGATATATCACCAGTGGCATACGCCTTCCATAAAGCCTCTTCATGATCAGTGGCATAATCATCCCTCTCAATATTAAACATCATCCTGCCTAATATCCCAGGACCATGATATAACGCCGATTTAACATCGGTCTCTATACCTGGGTTGATAGCCTTATACCATTTATCTCCATCAGAATCAACCATCCCATTGGATTTATCTAATTTCTTAGCTGGAGATTTCATAGCCTTTTCTATAGATTCGACAACAGAATCTATAAGATATCTTGGTCTCTTATAAAATTCGCCATCAACTTTTATAGGACCTCCATCCTGCTTATCTTTGATCTTCTCTCCCCATAGTCCATATTTATCCCTAGGCCATATGCCGTCTATGGCATCCACATAACCAACGGGATACTCCCCGTCCAGACGCCGGTTCCGTCGCTCGTCCGCAGGGTACAGGGCGTTAGCCAACGGCTGCGTGATATAACCCAACCCCTTATCTTTGGATCTCGACATAGCGTCCACCACAGTCTGATATATAGGTCTTAATTTCTCAGGCAAATATAATCCCGCCTCATCAACCAGCTCGCCTATCTTCTTATTTATACCCCTAATGCTGAAATTATAATTACCCATGCCATTATTCAACGGAGACAACGCACCTCTTATCCCATTCATACCCTTAACAGCAGCTCCTCCACTAAGGATATCAAACTCCGGGGATACGTTCTTTAAAGGGCTGTCATCCATCCCCCTGAAATACATAGGACGCTCACCTCTTACAACACGATCAAGATCTTCCTTATACAAATCCTTTATCCATGAAGGAATCTCCTCCGGTCTATTTTTCTTAGCCATAAATCACGTTTTTCCACAAATATACGCACAATCAAACGGATATTAAAACACGAGACGGGAACATGATCCACATCACATACCCGCCCATGATATCAACATAAGACCAAATCCCGCCCCATTGAGGGCGCTAGCGTGTCAACTAGCCATTCTCCCAATCCAGAAAATCACCGTCCACTCGCTCCTTCAATGACTTCCTGTCATTCAGAAATACCTTATAGGACTCGATGTAAGACGAGTCAAGTATGCCTAACTTGGCGGCGTTATAGTCGTTCAGCATCTTCTGCTCAACACCGCTACCCCATAGGGCGTTGATACAGGCCTCCAATATCTTGTTGGCCGTCAACGTGGGCCATACCCTGACCTCGTTGTAACTATAGGAGATCACGGGGGACATATCGTCACCCATCTCCCTTGTCTCCTCTCTAACGTCCCACCGGTACAGGTAGGAACCGTCACCATCCTTCTCGACAGTGATAGGCACTGTGTCGCTATATGTTCTTTTCATATGTTATCGTTTAATAGTTACTAAAAAATCCTCGACGTGAGACGTGCGGCTACGCCGACGTTTTACGAAATTCGGGGAAAAAGCAAAGGCGTGACCCGACGTTACGAGGCGCAGCGGAAGGCGCATAACCCGTATCCACGCTAGCGAGGCCCGCAGCCGACCCGTTGCCCGCGCTACCGCCAACCAGCACCACCTGCATGCGGTTAGCCGATGTATTGGTGTAGTAATAGTCGCACCAGTAGGTAGAGGAGCTACCGCCGACCTCCGTGGGCACTATATCGCCATCTTCCCCAAGCAACATCTTCTTGGCATAACCGTTTGTACGGCAGATATTGCCTTTCTTGTCATAGTCGGTGTAAGAGGTGTCGCTGAAATTCGACGGGTCATCGGTAGTCCATAATATGGATAATCCCGCATCGCCCGTGGTGACCTGCATATTGGCCCCGTCAGTGTATTTCCAGATGTGTCCGAACGGATTCTCTATGCCACGATACCTGTTAGCCATCAACGTGGCGTGAGTACCGCCGGAAGCGTTCTTCACCACATATGCCTTCTCTCCCGAGCCGTTCCCGAACTCGTTGGTATAGCCGCATGGGATAAGGGGGTTGACGTTGTTGAAGTTAGTCCAATCCTTCATTCGCGTTGGTCCCGGACCTAGGCCACCTTGGGCGAAACCGTTAGCGTCCTTCTGGGCGTTGAAAGGCTTCTGGCTGTCCAGCGTGGCGTACTCGACGGCGAATAGCCAGAACAGGATCTTGTGGGCGTTGTAGGTGTACATTTCCCAGCCGCTGCCACGTTTCCTCGCGGCTTGTCGGAATTGGTCTCGGGTGAGGTTGGTGACGGGGCGGCCGAGTAGGGAACGGTAGGTATCATCCCATTCAGCGGTATTGTCGCCACCTCTAAAATTAGTTGAATTAGGATCACTTAATTCACTAGCTCCAGCCGCCGAACATAATAAATTATCGGTTCTATACATTCTGGCTTCATATGTTGAGATATAGAACTTATCTACATGTTTATACCCAGGTAATGGAATTTCGGACAACATCATCCTAAATTTAGTGCCATTAAAATACAATTTATACCAATGTTCAGGTATCTCTGTCATAACGGCATAATCCAAATAGCTTCCACCCCATGAAAGCTCATTATCCAAATATTCTTTAACTCCACCATCTCTATCCAAAAGACACCTTCTCATCTTACTCTGCACCGGCAACTCCCTATGCAATTGCATATTACCTACTCTAACACCATCAGGACTAGATGATGCAGTATCCCACTCAACACCATATGCGTACCTTTCTTCTAGATCTGGTATATCTTCCCAAGCTGGAGACCACTCGGTCGAAATGTCACCATATTCAAGTTTAATCTTATGGATGGTGGAAGTTGATGTGTCAGTTTTAGGAGAACTAAATACAATCATATGTGTATTATCAGCTACTGCATCTCCGATATTAGTAATCCATTTAAAAGTCTTACTGGCCTTCCCATTCACAAAGTCAGCCTTGCTGAACTGAGCCATAGAACCTACTGCACCAGTAGAGTTATATATAGTTAACATTTCCTTATCAACACCCAATTCTCCAAAAATAGTCAATGTTACTTGTGCTCCTTTAGATATCGGTTCAGTTAGCCAATAATTAGCCATCTCATACTTGGAATTACTTACCTCTGTACTAGATCCAAGCAATAAATTCTTCCCATATATTGGCAGCTTACGATATTTACCATCATCCATTAAAGATTTAGTTCCATCACCTGTAGTATGTATTGTTAACTGTCTAATATCATTCTCAGAAGAATCATTTGATAGGTTTGTATATACATCAATTCCATCATTTACTGGCATTAAATAATTCATACCAGAAATTATAGCAACAGTTAAATTTTGATATATAGAGATTTGTATAGAAGAATTATGTAATATTCCCGCATCCTGTTTTATATAAAGCCAAATAGAATTATCATCATTAACATTATACCCACCAAAAATACTTGATATGTATACTCCATTATCTCTGACTGGAAATATATTAACAGCATTGCTTGGAAGTTTCTCTAATAATTTATTATAATTTTCCTGAGATATAGATAGGTTACCACTTGATGATATCTCCATAACAATGTCAAACACTGTGTAATCTGGTTCGACTACCACATCCTTCCACGTGCCATCTCCACAAAGAAACCTACCCTCATCTCCCTTCGCCGGAGCTGGTACCAATCCATCCTCCCCAGCCTGAGACGCCGTAGCGCCAACCATATCCTTGACCTTATCAAGTCTACTGTCTATTTGATTACCATCGTACTTACCAATAAAATCTTCCATATCGTTTTAATATACAAGGAAGAGGCGGCAAATACCCCCCCCCCCATATGTTAATAAATTAATAAACTTTCTCATCATTGCTGAACCAACGAACTATCATCTTGAACCGGCTCTCAATATCATTCACGAACCTAGCCAAAAACCAATCGCCACGAAGACGATCACGCCACCTCCGATGATAATCGACAGCCCTAGGGTCGATCTCCCGGCCAATATCGTTCACGTCCTTAACCCATACCGGTAGGTTATTAGTATCGTCCTTAACCTCGTTGAAGTAGTCGTTGATGTTGATCTTCTGATCCACTTCCGTCACCAGTATCTCACGGCTATCGTCATTGGTTACAGGATACCTTAACCGCTGGCTCATATCGTTCTTGTCGGCGATGGTCATCCTAAGCTCTCCACTGTTGTTGGTATCGTTATAGAACCATGCCTTATTAAATCCAGTTGTTCTTCTAACCTGATAATTAACCTCATCCTGATACCTTCTGGCATCCATCCGATATTGGTAGTTCGTAAGGATCTTATTCACATACTGCTCACGGACAGGTACCTCTATGACGAACGGATATAGCTTACCATAAAATACTTGATACGATTGGTTGGTCAAACCATGAGACCATAAACCTATCTCCTGACTTTCACTTGAGTAGTTCTTTCCGGACTGGAAATAATGCTGGTGCTCGATATAATAATCAGGGGTGTAGGATAAATATGATTTCCACTCACCCTTCAGGCAGTTATATCCAACGGTGAACGAGACGTCCGTGAAATGGCTGGTGTCCTGCAACTCCACCGCCTGTCCGTTCCTGTAGAACCGGCCGCCACGGAATTGGTACTCGCTTGGATTCCCTACCGGTATATAATCCTTCTTGGTTATCAGAACCCTCTTGAACCGATTGTCCCAGCCCATGGACAGCCCTATACCAAAAAACTTGTTATCGATATCATAATAAGACAGCTCAGCGTCCGTATCAACGTTATATATCCGGCTACGGATGATCTTCATCTGAAGATGCTCCTTAAACCAGTTTCTAAGCCCCGGAGTGACCTCCGTGAGATTCCTGCCATTAGAATCTACCCTAAACACCTGACCACGCCTTAAATCGACCCAAAAATGGCCGAACTCACAACTGATCATATCCCGGCTCTGGGTCCCGGAATATCCTAATGTCGTGTTGTTATACTCAATGCCACGAGAGGCGAAAAGACCACCTGTCCCTAGCTCGCTATTCTCCGGGGATATTCTCTCCGCCAACACGTCTATGGCATTGTACAACCCTACCTGATTCTCAAAACGAGCCAGTATCTGATCCGACTCTATCCCTTTCATGCTTATAAGTTTCCCGAAAGATGTCTTGAACTCATGGTAATCCATAGGCTTGTACGACAGCCAAGGATCGGTCATGCCGTTCTCCGACACGTCGGCGGTGCTCCATATGACGCCGTTGGGTCTTTGGTAAGCGCAGTCCCAAAAATTGCTATCATACGTCTCTGGTAATGACCTGCCACCTAACGTAAATCGATTCTTATACACAGGACTTATCTTAAACACATTATCCCTTGATATAGGGACATTACGCTCCTGAGTCCATGATATATAATCCCCCACCTCCGGATAGAACCCCTCGTAAGGCTCAGGTCCGGCTATACGGAAATTGCAATTGATCTCAGACTCCACAAGAAACTGAGGTATGCCATAGAAGTATAGGAAGAAACGACCGCTAAGATACATATCCCCGGTCTTGCAAGCCATCTCGTAAGCGCTCTTCCGGCTAGGGAATGAGTATAGCGATCCGGTATCCGTATCGGTCTTATTAAGATAATCCTCCCCGGTGTCGTAATTAACGAAATAACGGGGATACCCGATGTTCCGATAATCATAATAAGGGAATGGTATCATGTCCCCCTGACCGAACTGAGTCAAGTAAAACATAGGCATCTTCCTCTTAAGTGAAAATCTTGATATAAATACATCACCTCCAAAAACAGGTTTACGCTTATCCTCATCCATCAACCCGCAACCACCTAACGATACCCATCTGATATCCTCTATCTGCCCGTATTGAGCCGGAGAATATTTCTTTATCCTCATATAGGGACAGGATACGAAAGATTCACGTGTCATAAAATGAGGCGTCATACCAGCCACCTCATCGTTACGAATATTACACTCATCCTGAATACGGCTGGTATCATAACTTGAAACCAACTCCGGATATTCAAGCATATACTTATCCATACCAAATGACATAAACAACGAATGCTCACGATCGAGGTTGTTTATGACAATAGGCTTACCACCTACGGTTTCCCCCTGCGACGAGATGTCTGTTACCGGATATAACCCGCTCTTAATATATTTGGCCGTTGACAATCCACGCAGCTCCGACGCCCCTATTTTTTGGTAAAATAAATTATAATGGGCAACAGAAGTATAATAATAAGCGTAATTCCATCTAGGCCCCCTATCTATCAAGGCCGTTAACCACTGATACCTGTACTTCCCTATATCCACGACAGACTGGGAGGTAGCCTTCGCGATACCTGTAGCCAGACGGATAGCCGTCAGAGCTATACCCACCGGGTTGGCCAAAAACATCACACCCCCGCCGACATATTGTTGGGACGCCGATTGATATGTATATTCAGCTATGGCAGATATTAAATTAGCCATAGCCTCCACCGTAGCTAACGCCGTAGCCATACTATAAGCCTTACCCCCTAATATCGTCCATTTCGGATGATCCTCTACCTCTCTAAATATACCAGAGGATTTACCCAGCTGATAACCATCAACCAGACATTCAGTAGGAGCGTCAGGTTTATTGAAGGCAATATCAGGGCTTAAGAATGAATACCAGATATTACCCTTCCTATTAAACGGATGCGTTATAAAATTCTCACGATTAATATCCTTATAAATATACATATCATCAGACAAATCGTTGTAAGGATAATTAGGATAAAGGTTAGCCGATCCGTCGGGATCATCGTACTTAAACATATCATAAGCCAGACCGGTACCGATAACGCTCTTATCCAATGTCCTATCTCCCCTATACAGCTCATATCCTATTATGGAATCCCTTCTAGCCTTATCTATAAGGCCATTCTCTACCGCTATATCCAGAAACTCATTAACGATATCGTCATCAAGCATCACCCCCATAGGATAAATATAGGAGTCAACTCCATATTGACCGGTCAGTTGAGACGGATTACCCATAAAAGGAGCGACAGAGTTATCCGGGAACTTGTAATGACGTATAGGTCTCTGACAAAACGTGGTTGACGTATTGGGGTACTCAGCGTTACCCCCATTACCGGTGAAATAAGACTTACCCCCAACTGATTTAGGAGACCCATAGTATTTCATCAAAGAATCTATTATGTCCTTCCTCTTTGATCCTCCCGATGATATCCCGATCTTACTTGAATCATACAACTCAAAATTAGCCGGGTACTTATTGGTAGACTCCCAATATCCGAAATTACCGTACTGATATGGTCTGGGAGCGCAGTCAGCGGGTTTATCCCCACATGAGATACATTTCGCCTCATAGGTAACGAATCTCCTTAATTTCAATTCTTTTGTGAAGAAGAATACGTATTTCACCTCCAGTGGCCGAATGCCAAAACAGAACGGGGCGGGGAAGATGGCGGTGCCGGCCGTATAGAATCCGGCAAGCTCCTTCATGTCCTGCCTCATGGCGAAACCGGTGAAGAACACGCATACCGCAGGCTCGATGCAAACATATATCTTATGGAAAGTAGTCTTGTCATCATTCCAGAACAAGTACTTTGGCATCATAAATATCTTATGATCCACGTAATTCACTATAACACCTTTCTTGGCATCATTAGCCAAAGGATTAGGAGCCACGGTACCTTCCTTGTCCGAGAAAAACGTTATACGAACCTTATTGTATGATGACGAGTCGCCGATCGGATAATTATAGTTACCCATCATCTCTATATACATAATACCGTTATCAGGATCGGATAAACCACTTATGTATTTCTCGTAATCCAACTCCACCCATCTAGCGTATGAGGATACATGTGGATAGAACTTGAAATAAGTCAAGTTGCTTCTACCAAACCAATTGGTCTTGGCGTCAATATCATTCTGCACAGACACACGATCTTCCCAATCAGTAGATATGCCGGTATTGAACTTAGAGTTATCACCATCACCAAAAAGACACATGGCATTCTCAATACCAAACTGACTCTCATATTGGGGGAAATAAGCCTCCATCGTATCCATTAACTGATCAAGCATCGTCTCCGTATGCTTCTTTCCTTCCCATCCGGGATATTGATACAAATATGTGCACTTACCCAATGACCTACCCCCTTGGAATGTAGGAAGTTGAACATCGTTAATAGTAGGATTCACGTGAGGATCACCTACCGAACACCCATTAGCACATATACCCTCATCATATAACTGCCGGACATTAGACATATCCTGACACAAGACCAAGGCGGAGGAGTCTATATCAGACGGGAATTTATCCTCATCCTGACCATCCAGCCATTCCTGAACCAGATCTATGATATTCTTACCTCCACTGGAATAATTATCGAAATCACACAATACAGAGAACTTCCTTTGTGACTCGGCATTACTTTGTATTAAGGTGGTAGGCTCGGTCTCCGTATAATCACTAGCCAGCTTATACGTAAAATCAATCCTAGAATCCACCAAAGAGTTTTTATCCAATATAGTCCTGGTCTCTATCCTCTCGATATCATCACATCCACTAGGGAAATCGGGAGCCTTTATACCGTCTTGATCCTCTGGCAATGATATAGCAGCGCATAACTCGTCAGTAATACCTACATTAGATTCTATGATATCACACAAGTTCTCTATATTATCAGCGATATAATCAATAGCATCATCTACCGTAACATCTTCCCCCATCGTGTTGATAACGAATTGGGTCTCTCCTACCGTGGCATATTCCTGCTCTACATATCTGAGTTGCTTAACATCTAGCTGATTCTTGCATTCTCCCCCAAAATCATCAAATCCCCAAGACGGGTCGTTTATGATCTTTGCCGTATTCTTAAACTGCCAAAGATAACGGCGGCTGTTCCCGGCGCACTGCGGGTTGTTCTCCAATACCGAAGCCGCTGATAGGTCTTCAGAGTTGCCGTCCTCATCAACGATAACCTCCATCTCCTCCCTTGTGGCCGGACGAGGGATAAGCGGGAATCTAGCTGTCCTGTATCCCGTATTGGTAAAGAATCTTATACCCAACGGATATACCTCGTCACGCATGAAAGAGGCGTATTTAGAGCAAGCCACACCGTCTTTATATAGATTCTCCGTGGCTATCGATGTCTGCCATTTAACGAAATGACCCAAGAAATTAACGACCGGTTGAAGATTCCATTCATTCTCCACGGTCAAGCCGTATTGAAGAAGACGATTCCCGACAGACGTCATGCCTCTGGCTGTCTTATATACCGGTATTTCCTTGGATAACTTCTCCATGGTCGTACGCTCGCTATACTGATCCGTAAGGTAATAGATGGTCCTTTCCGTTATCGGATGTATACCTTCTATGAAATACTCAAGAACCGGGCTTTGCTCACCATTAAACCCAACCGTGTTCTGTATAACGCCTATCTTATAATGAGATACCTGCTTATCTATATTAGACACGGTAAGGCGGATACCCATGTTGGTTGACTTACCCCATAAACCATCGCGGATAACCATATCTTGACGATCGAATAACATGATTGGGTTGGTCAATGAGCAATATCCGGTCTTCTCAATCCCGAACTCATCGCACAACGCCACGCAGAACTGGTAGGTCCCGGCACGCAGGCTTCCCCCGAACTCCACGACCTCAGGCTCCACGCACGGGGCCGTCAGCAACGGGAACACCAGCAGCTTCTCGCAGGCTAGCCTACATCTCTCTATTGGCTTGTCATCCCCACATGTCTTATACCCATGGTAATGATACCAAAAGTCACCATCATCATCCGGATTAAGAGCCTTATCGACCATAACATATCGCTGGGGATTATATCCATCGGTCCAGTATATCACCTTCCCACATTTCTCATCCTTGATCTCTATATCGAAAATCGGGTGATGAATGGAGAAGTTAAGACAAGGGTCATCGGTCCCATCCTCTATCAACACCTCCATCAAATCACATATCTCATCGAAACGACCATCCGACTCCTCAAGCCTCTCTCCAAGGATACGATGAATATCCTTCCCCGATCCGGATAGTTGATCCTCTACGGTCTTGACATAATCCAATGACCTCATGAACGTGATCTTAGAGGTATTGTTATCAGGATTCACGAGAAAGAAATAAGTATTATCACCAGCTATATCATTCTTATACCCAATAACCTTATAGCCATCGAATCGCTTGCATAAAAGGGTGCTAGGCTCGTTCTGAATCTTAATCTGACTCCCATCGTCACCCTCTATGGTAGCGTTCAAGGCGAAACTGTACTCAGACGGGGATAGGTCCTGTGGATGCTTATCCCTGTTCATCCCGGAATCGGGAACCGCTATGTTAGAGTTATTTTGCACGATCTTATCTTTTTCGCAAATATAATAAATCCACCAGATAATCACTTATGTGACGGATTCTAATAAACTGTACGTATTATGCAAAACATTCAAATCGCACAAAAATAGAAAATCCTTCTGACTCTTACAAGCCAGAAGGAAAATCTAAACACTTTGCAACGTTTACCCCTAATGAAAATACAAAAACATAATAATTATGGATTTTCCCCATGTAGCTTGATTGCTTGTCGGCGTCCTCTACGGATATGTAGAAGAACCCGTTAGTCACGTATCTCTCATTGACATCCACAAAATCGGTAGATCCTTTGTCTATTCCTTTCTTCGATCCCTCGTCGCACACGGCCACCAGACTATTGAAATCATTGGAATAACCAACGACAACGCCATGTATGTCACGATTCCGAGGATCGAAAACATATCTCATCTTACATCTATCATAAGCCAATTCCAGAGGACTTTTGTTTATCTTACCATCAAACCCCATACCTGTGGTCAAGGCGATAATGCTTCTTGATATATCGCTCATAGTAGTATCTTTTACCGGCACCTTAGGCATACAAGCACCCTCCATGACAAAATCCAACGCCTTGTCTAGAATCTCGTCAAAATCATCGTCTCGAACATAATCCTTGAACACCTCCAATATATACAACCGGACATGGAGTTCGTTATTGACATCATTTAATGCGATCATAATGCTAGTTTTCGGCAAAGCTAGATTATTCCTATACAATAGAAGATCAAATATGTCATAAGTGAAGGACTAAAAAAAATAAAAACTCTCCTATCCTCACGGACAAGAGAGCCGATGTGTTTATATTATGAAGAAAAATCTACTCGCCAATCCTTACAATACAGTCACGAGACTCCTTGTTATAGATCATCGTACCTACCTTAGAATACAAGGTCTTTATATTTTGCCAATTATCCTCGCCGTGAGCGGATACGTTAGTAGGGGCATCACCGGTATAAACCTCCTCACCTCCTATATTGACAAAATCATATCCACGCTTTTCCATCGTTCCGCCCTTATATGCCGTGAATCTGATAGTGACATTACCTTTCTCACGACCACCATACCAGTTACCGTATATACTACACCTGATCTCAAGAGGTAATTTATCATAATTATCACCATCCAACAACGGTCCCATCTGGATCAAAGCGGCCTCATTACCTGATTCCATGTTATCTCCACCGTGGATAAGATAATCACCTACCCGCTCCTGCGTGGTCTGGTTTTGTTTACTCCAACCAACCAGCTTGCCGTCCACGTCCGGGAGGCCGGTGTTGTCGAAACCGGTTGCCGTGTCGAAGTCAATGCCGTCCTCGTCAGCCCAGATATACCTAAGCACAAGGAAATCGAACTCAGGGATGATCACCACCGGAACCGACTCCTGCCTGCACACGAACGTCTTCTCCTCCTTGGTACCCTCTTTTATGACCTTGTATGTCACCTGACGTATCTCTCCGGTCTCATTAAGGTCAGCGGTAACCTTAACCTCAGCGGGGCCAGTACCACTTGTCTTATCTAAATGTATCCAATCATTTTTCTTTGCCATATTATCTTTTTTCTTTAAAAAAACGTATATTTGCGTCATAATCGCAGGGTGGAGAAGAGGTATCTCATTAGGCTCATAACCTAAAGATCGAGGGTTCGATTCCCTCCCCCGCAACTAAACCAATTTGACATAGTTATCAAAAGTATTAGGCCACATACGCTCTTGACATACTCCCATCACTAAAGCAAATGGGATTCTTGGATACAAACGCAAGAAACCCCGATATTACTATCACTGGAATTACTCTTGCTCTCCAATTCGGAAATGCCCTTCCGAAGTATATTACGGGCTGCAAGAATATCACGGTCGTTGATTGCGCCGCACGACGGGCATACCCACGTGCGGTCGCGTAACGACAAGTTTTTATTAACAAGCCCGCATTCACAAGTCTTTGAGGAAGGATACCATTTGTCAATCTTATGTACTATCACTCCATACTTTGAAGCGATATACGTAAGTTTGTTAATAAAAGAAGAATGACTGAGATCAGAAACTTTCTTTCCCCACAAACATTCCATTCCTTCAATGTTTAGATCTTCAATGAAAATATAATCATATCGCTTGCACAATTCATGAGCTAATTTCCATTGAAAATCAGATCGAAAATCGTTTATTTTACGATACGCTTGTTGAAGTTCAAACAGTCTTCTTTTTCTATTATTGGATCCTTTCTTCGCATTAGAAAACTTTCTATTTAGTTTTATAATCTTGTTTTGATATTGCTTGAAGAATAGTGGAGAATTGATTTTACTACCATCGCTTTTAGTTAGGTAAGTTTTCAGACCAAAATCCAATCCTACAGATGCACCATCATATGTCTTTCTGTAAGAGTTTGCAGGATTGTAATCTGTAACTATAATCAAACTAAAACGATAGCAAGTTTCTCTGACTATTCTTATTTGTTTAACATTACCTTCATATGCTCTACTGTATGAAAACTTAAAACGTTTCTTTCCTTTGTTGATTGTGAGAATATTACCATTTAGAGTAAATCCTCCTTGTTTAAAAACAAAAGAGTTGAAACAATCTGATCTTTTAAACTTAGGTGGTCTCTTTGATTTTCTTTTAAAGAAACGATTATAAGATTCATCAAGACGTTCAAGTATTTCTTGTGTTGTTTGAGAATGAAGAAGATTTCTTTTGATTCTTTTAGCAAAATGCTTCTTCATTTTACCAATTGAAATATATTTCCCAAACAACTTGTAATACCTACGCTGTAGAGCTAAAGCGTGATTCCATACAAAACAACATTCACGAAGCATTTTATCAAGATACTTCGTTTTCTTGGAATGATAGATGTTGTATTTGTAGGTAATCATTTTTTTTATTTACAATTTTGATTCAAAATTAATCAAACCAATTCATCCACCTTCTAAAGTATGGTGGTTTTGTTGGTTAAATAATCATAAGACAACATCCTCCTCCTATTATCCTCAGCCAGCTCCCGGTAATCATTCAAGGTAATCATCGACATCTTAAGCTCCTTCATGGCCCTAGCGAACTTACCCGGCTCCTGCTGGGCGTATAGTTTATAAGCGTCACCAGCCCCTTGTATCAAACCGTTAACGGCGGCATTCTCGAAGATCTTCATCTTGATATACGTCTCGACATAATCCTCAAGGTATCCTAACGCCGTTTCAGGTATATATGGGAGACCGTCGTCATCCTTGGGCGTAGCACGATATATGATGTAAACGAATCCATCAAACCCGGTATACATAGTATTGCCGGATATAGTTATATCATAATTATCCCAATCATAATTATCCCGATACTTGTCGGCGGCGCAATCACGCCTCAACCCACGACCTATCGATAACCTTACGGGATGATGATAATGGAAACGAACCTCATGAGACCCGATATATATCCTCTCCGTGATCGTCTTCTCAAACTCCTCCTTACAGCACTCGGTGCAGGAGTTCCAACGGAACCCACGCTCGGTGCGCTCGACCCAGCCGATCTCATGTTGGAGGTCAGCCTTAGCCTTGTCGCCGCCAGGGATCTCACAGACAAGAGGCTCACACCTATAGGCGTCAAGCATATCGAAAAAATCGGAAGGCAATACCGCCTGTTTATTACTGGTCTTGACAACCGCCTCGGACATGACCGCTATAACACCCCCGAACCTTTTCAAGGCGATCTCAGCCCATCTATAAACAGACGAGGTATCTATAGCCCCGCTATCATCGTATTTATGTAAATCGGCCTTGATCTCGGCCAACAACCCTTTTATAGTCATATTCAAGTCTTTTGCACAAAGATATGTATTTGAATCCGTGATACAAAAAAAATCCAGTCTACCCTCACGGGCTAACTGGATCACAAAAAAACTTCTACAGCTTGTAAACCCATTTAACTCCAAATACCTTACTCTCCGACTCAACCTCCCGATACAAGAACTTATATCTCCTACCTGATTCCATAGCCAACCTACACTCCCTGTTCAACGCCGGAGAAATATAGAGATGGAAATACTTGTTCCGAGGCATAAAATCAATGCACGTATGGACATAAGAGTATCCACCCGTCCCACGTCTGTTAATAGTACCGGTAAGCTTATTCAAATATATCTTACGATTAGGATTTATCTTATGACACAGATAACCGATGTTGTTTATATAAACCCCACCCTCATTATCCAGATACTTATCACGTATGACTTTCCATATCAAGGACTGACATTCGAGAATATCATTCTTGTCCACGATCGTATGTTTCCTTCTCTTGCCATTCTTAGACATAATAGATCTATAAAACCGAAGAAAGTACTGATCAAGTATTTTAAATGACTTTGTTTTCATATCACAAATATAACGATTTCATCCTAATACAAGAAATTTATACACAAAAATACACCGCCTATACCAAGGATGAGGCAAACAGGATAGCCGACAGCAACCTACAGTCAGACGGTATCTCTTACGCCAATGGATTAGCTCAGGCCGAT